CGCCGCACCACGGGCAGAAAGTAGCGCCCTTGTCTCCATCGTCGCTGTACTCTTTGCACTCCGAACAATACGGGATTTTTCCAGGTTCAAAAATCCATCTCCCGTGCCTGACCTCCGCAACGTCGGCGGCTTTCAGGCTAAAAAGAATAGATTTGATTTGGAAATAGGCATCAGTTCCAATGGCCTTGTCGAGAATGTCTTTTGAACTGAAATAATTATCCATCCTGCTCCCTCCGTAGTGCGGCCGCTGCTTCTTCTTGGGTATCTCCAAATACACACCCTTTGTCCATATCCTGCAAAACATTGATGGCGCTTGCATAATGGGCTTGTGCCGGTTTTGGGAAGCGTGTACTGCACACATAAACCCATCTCGGAGGTTTGAATGGCAGCACCACGCACCGCCCCTCATCGTCAGCCTTTTTGAGTTCCCGGAGATGGTCAAGGTCATACTCGTCGCCCAGGATGTCCTCGATGGCGAAGAGTCTATGATAGATACTTTCATACGACGGTAACAAATCCGAATTATCTTTTCCAAGTCTAAACCCTTTTGAAGTCAGCCGCTTCATGGTCACCCCTCCTCCGGGCCTTGCCACCAGTAACAACTCTCGCCTTGACATGGGACGTCCATGCAGTGAGTGCAAATGGCCTCTCTTGCTTCGCCGTATTTTTGCTTCACCTGCTCCAGATTTTGCTTGTCCAATCTTAGGCCGAAAACCTCACCCTTGAGTTTTTCGATTTCCTCCGGCTCCAAGCCAGTTTCCTCGTAGGCGGCGAGGCGGTCAACATCGTCACCCCGGAATTTCTCTGGAGTTCCCTCATCACTGTAAATGCCATCCCCAACAAGATAATAGCCGCGTTCATCTTTCTGTGTTGCGCGTTCCATGTCAGACCTCCTCGTGCCAATTTTGTAATGCATCTTTTAGGGTCTCATTCTCCCGCTTCATCTGCTCCAGTTCGGCCCGCAGTTCTGCATTTTCGGCCATCAGCCTTGTTCGCTCTCCGATCCCAGGCTCGTCACACGGCAAGTGTGCCAATTCGGACAATTTGTTTTTCAGCCGCTTGTTTTCGTCCTGGAGCGTGGATAGGGCGTAGGCGGCGTTCAGCAACATAGTCTGTGCAAAGCTATCCGGGCGAAAGGTCGCCGCCTCGCTCCGCAACTGCTCAATCAGCTTTTCGTAGTCCATCAGGTGTCCTCCTCTGCTGGCTGCTGGAGCCAGAAGCGCATATAATCCGTGCTCGGTATCCCGTCCTCGCATAGTTCTTCAAACAGAGGCAGCAGTTCTGTTTCCATCTCCTCGTCACTCATGGCCCGAATGCGGTCGGCGTTTGATCGCTTCTGTTCTGGGCAAGGCCCCAGCACACAGTAGCTGGTGGTGGTATCATCCGAAAACTTCCGGCACTTCCCATCCTTCTCAAAATAAACGCAGGGGTATTCCGTGCTCATTTTCATGTGTCCTCCTCTCCCTCCGGCGGGCGGCGGTAGTAATCTCGTAGTTCTGTATTCCGGATGCAAAACTTACACATACTCATTGACGACCTTTTGCAGTCTACACACCCATCACACGTCATCGGCTCGTTCGGCGGGGTGAGGGTGGGATCTCCCTCCAATGCAGAGATCAGCATATCAATGATTTGAGCCGCTTGATGATATGTGTCAGTGCTCCTCCATGCATCAGCAGCTTTCTTTGCTAACTGAATAGTTTTATTGTTCCGGTCCATCTTTCAACGCCTCCAATCTCTTCCCCTGTCTGTCCCTCGCCACTGGGGTTATAGGGCGACCACAATTGGGGCAGTAGTGCATATTTCCAGATACATCAATAGGCCCTTCAAAAGGTCCATAAAACTGAACCTCTCCAATTGCTAAACCTGCGTCTTTGCAAGCTTCGCACCCAGGCCACACCTTCTCCACCTGCTCCCTACTGACTGGGCGGAGGGCGGCGAGGGCCAGCGTAAATGCGTCCCTGATTGCCGATTTTCCAGGATACATCTCCCTGGCTGTCATCAGAATCTCAACCGCTTCTTCCCGCGTCATTCCATCCCCTCCAGCCTCTCCATCTCCTCCGCGCTCAGAATCGGTGCGCGGGTGTTCCAGGCTGAAATTGCCTCAACCTGAGTATTGAACCTTTTTACAGCCCTGCCGCAGCAAGAACTATCAACGCATTGTGGGATATATTCTTTTTTCCGATACTCAAAATACTCTTTCCCACTTGGATAACTAATGCATCGAATGATTCTTGCTCCTTTCGGAACCTCTTTTTTAGTTTCAGCATATCTTGGCTGAGCCTCAACCTCATGTACAACCGCATCATTTCCGCAGAACGGACACGGCATCAGCACCCCCGCATCCGTTAGCCGCTGGGCTACCTCTTTGTTGCCGAGCAAAGCTAATTTGATGTCATCCATTGCAGATACCTCCCCATTGTTCGGCCATTGCCTGTGCCACTCCGGTATAGGTTTTGCTGCGCAGCCTCGCCCTGTCAGGCCCCGGAGGCATACGCCACACCCGCTGCTCTCTTCCTGTTATGATGTTGGAAGGGGTAAGCAAAGGCAAGCCCTTCAGCCACAGACAGGTTGCTTTTGTTTCTCCGTGCCCAAACATCCATGGCTGAATAATCTGGTCCGGTTTTCGCCAAACCGTAGACATGATTCCAACCGGGTTTTCGATGGCGATTCGTGGGCAGCTTGCGTTTGCAAATCTCATAAAAAACTCTATTGATTTCTGCTGCCTGCCATCCGCCCGTTTTTCTGCGAACCATTTTGCTCCACTGACGGCCAGGTCTGTACAGGGCGGGAATGCCAGTATCATATCCCACTGCATTTTAAGCAATTCCAGTGCGTCACACTGCAAATGCCACTCCGGGTGCCCTCCGGAACACGGCTCTATGTCACAGCTGTATGTTTCATGCCCCAGCGCTCGGAAGGCTTTGCAGACTTCCTGAGACTCTTCGCAAGCAACCAGAACTCTCATAGCTTCGCCGCCTCGTGGTCGCCCAGGAGGGCAGCCCGAACGTCCTCGATCATGCTGTTTTCTCCTTTCGTTTTCTACGCTGATTCAAAAGCTCGAACCGATATCCTCTGGGGTCTAGCACACCATGGTATAGCCTCCTGTCCATAGCAGAGATAGACAAGCTGTTCTTCCTGGCCGCATCGGTGACGCTTGGATATATCACTTCATTCCCGTGCAGGTCCAGGCGAATAACGGGCCTTTTATGGGGCCGTCCATGATATTTTCGCCCAGCCTGTCCTGGTTTGACCGCAACAAGATTTCTCAGCTCACAATCCAGCTTGACGCCGTTTCGGTGTGTGATATGTAGTCCATCCCGCTTTGCCCGGCCTTCCCAAAAGGCATCATCCATTAGCCGCACAAGAGCCGCCTTGTACTGTTTCCCTTCCACTGTCCGCAGGTAGACCACCGCCCGGTTTCCGCTGATTCTTGCCCTGATATCGATCCACTGTTTTCCGTCCCACTTCTGGACCTGGGCCTCCTCGTTAATGCGGTAAGGGTATTGATAGCCATCGATTTTTCTCCAGGTCATACACTCACTCCCTCCAGCCCGGCACCGGAGAGAAGCTGCGGCTCCAGGAGCACCCTCCGCATGCTTTCTGACAGGTCCAACATGGATTTTCATGCATACGGCCTGCCCCCCGGCATGATCTCGACCTTGATGGCGCCCCCATCCCAGAACTCATGCGACACCATCTTGACCCATTTCCGGTTATCATCCGGTAATATGTAGCCTTTCATTGCGTCCAGAAACGCTTTCCCTAAAACCGCATGATTATCGCAGTCCAGGCCGTCATCCCAATAAAATCTCACCTTCACCGGTCTGTCTAGCATCCTGTTCCTGATCCCAGCTTTATGCATAGCTGCTCGGGCGATCATGTGGAGCTCTTCGGCATCCTTCCGCCGCTTCTGTGGATGCTTGCCCGCATAATAGGCGTTCAGGCCAAATCTTCGGTTCCATTCTGACTTCCCTTTTTTGGTCGTTGGGTAGTTGATGATAAAACTCAGCATTTCTCCGCACCCCTTACTCTAGCGATTTGGAATACGAATCTAAAACTGTTTGTAGGGCGACTGCTACCTCTTCATACATTTCCGAATATCTATCAAGACCTTCTGACCTCATAAAATCTCTCTGAGCACGCTTTCTTTTGATTTCGCCCATGACTAATTCAGATACCCTGTCCACGTTTCCGCGCCTCCTCCCATGAATAGCACTTTATCGGCCTCCCTCCAGCTTCATATAATCTTCTGGATGGCTCGTTATATTCAAGTTTGATCCTTGCTCTAGCTCCGAACTCTCTATTTTTCAAAATAGTGAGTAGGGAGGAGTACCCAAGTTCCTGTTCTCTCTCCTCGGGTACTCGTTCAACCTTGAATACATTGTCAGCTCTGTTTGTAATGTCGCTGGAACCTCCGACATCATCTGCCTCCAAACGTCTGCCCTCTGTCTTCCTTGGGTGTGCCACAAGGTGCACATGCACGTCAAGTCTTTTGGCAAACGAAACTAGACGCCCCGTAAATGCGGACTGAGCCCTCCAGAATCCAAGGTTTGATTCGTCTTTCAGCTCCGCAGTCATAATGTTATCTACGAGGAACGTATCTGCTCCATATCGGCGGTTGGCATACTCAAAAATCTTTAGAATGTTTGCTTCATCGTGCGCCTCTTTTCTTTGGATGTCTGTTAAGAAAAGGCGCTCGTTCCACCATTTGTCGATATAAGGAACGACCTCTTTATTCACGTCAAACAGGACCCGACCGCTTCTCTGATCCACTCTTCGTGTCACATTGAGATATCCAGCCGCCTGCTGCAATAGCCCGAGTTTAAACTGCTCTTTGGGCAGTTCACCGGAATAGGCACACACAACATGGTTCTGATTGACTGCATCAAGCATGATCTGCCCCAGAAGTGTGCTCTTCCCTTCTCCCCGTTTCCCTGTCCAAACGGATAATTCCCCAGAAGAAAACCCACCAATCGCACTGTCTAGTTCATGTAGTCCAGAGATCACACGCTTTGCATTTTTCCTCTTCTGGCAATCCACATCTGCAAGGTTGATGATTCCATGGACAGGAGCCTCTTCTCCGTTCAGCAGAAGATTATCCAAAGCTCTTATTCCACGGTCTCCAACCAGGGAAAACAAGCTCTTATACCCCTGAAAACTATCTTCTGTAGGGATGATGATCGGGATGGACACTCTTGCCTCCAGCTCTGCGGCTGCTGTATCCTGTTCCAGCCCCGGTGGTATCACGATCAAGATGTACGGGAAAGAGTTGATATACTCCATCCACGGCTCGAGCTCTTTCCACTCAGTCAGAATCCCTTTGCACACAGCGTTCATTCCAACAGTCTGCATGTCTTCTGCGTCCTTACACCACCACAGCCCAGACGGCTGTGATGGGTCCATCATATCAGGTCGGAACAGTAGCGAATCACTTGCTCCAGTAGTCATCGCCATCTGATTGCTTCCTCCTCTTTTCCCAGGTCCTTACTGCGGCTTTCCAGTCCACGACCGGACGACCTGGCCCGTACTTCCAGCCTCTTGCCGCGTAATAGTCTACAAATGCTTCAGGGTCTATTCCGTTCTTCTTCCCCTCGCAATATTCCCGAACTTCGTCTACTGTGGGAGGATCAAAACTTTTTCTTTTAGACCCCGAAGGGGTCTTTTCTTTTGGATTCGGATTGGATTGGATTACGGAGACATTTGCTTGCAATTGCTTGCAAATGATTTCAGATGTACTCTCGCTGAAATCAGGAGCTGGATACTTGCTTTTCTTCGCACGGATGGTTTGGTGGACTTCCCATGTTGGGAGATATAGGTACGGCTTACTGTCACACTCGTACAGCCTCACGATGCCTATATCCGCCAGCTTCGTCAGCGCACTGGACACATCCTTCAGAGTGATCCGATCCTTCAGCGGGAAAAGCCTTGCTTTCAAAACCGCCGGTCTTGCATCAAAGCGCCCATAATCATCACAATTCACGATCAACCGAAAGAAAAAGACTTCTTCAAACCAGCTCAATCCATCAAGACTTTCACTTGTACAAATCGATTCTTTTATAATTCGGTTCGGCACACTTCATGCCCCCTTAAAAGGGCAAACTGCCATCATCGTCTGTAAGCTCAGAAAACTGCTCCTGCTCATCATTTCCATATTGAGCATCGGACCCAGGATCTCGTTTGGAGTCCCCGAAGTAGACATTGTTTGCAATGACCTCAGCACTCCGGCGTTTGTTGCCGTCCTTGTCCGTCCAGTCACGGAGCTGAAGGCGGCCATCTACCACGGCCATGCGGCCTTTTGTGAAGTAGCGGCTGACAAACTCTCCGGTCTGCCGCCAGGCTACCACATCAATGAAATCGGTAGTGCAGTCTCCAGTAGCCTTGTCCTTAAAGTCCCGGTCCACCGCCAGAGTGAAGGAGGCCACAGCCGTCCCGGTCTGGGTGTGCCGGAGCTCTGGATCTCGGGTCAAACGTCCCATAATAGTGATATGGTTAAGCATTTCTATTCTCCAATCTGTATTCGGCATAGCTGACACTATCGCCATACCTGTTTTTTCCTGATACCATGCGGCGTGAGATAGGATGTCCAGCATGACGCAGGTCCCAGATACGGGCCCCCAGGCGGTAGCATCCAAGGTCCTGAATAGCCTGCATGGGGTTGATGGTCCCAAAGTCCTCCATATAGTGCAGCACTCGCTCACACTGTGTCAGTCCCATTTTTTGTACCTCACCTTCTCCTCGCTCCAGTTAGGGTAAAATCCTTTGAGGTAGTCGATGATATAAGTACGGATGTCCTCCCGGCTGTTAAATCCCAACGGGCGAAGCCGGTCCATAAACAGTCCTTCATCAAAAGCATAGTGACATTTATCACAGAGGGTGACGATGTTCTCCTCGACCCCCATTCCGCCCTGAGATCTGCGCACCACATGACAGTGGGGACCGCCAGGAGCACCGCAGAGGATACAGGTTGCCGGGCCGTGGGTACAGTCTCTTTCGGCCACAGCAGCCTTTACCTTCGCCGGAATGGATGTTGCCCTAGTCTGACGATGCATGTCCCCACTTCTCCTTCATAGCCGCAAGCTTTTCAGGCGGCAATGTCTCGATTCCAAGGTCTTTACAGTCCTGCACGATGCTGTCAATGAGTCTGGACATCTGCTTTGTGTTATAGGTAGAGGAACCATAGTAGGCCCTCACCACCACCCGGTCTCCGTCTCGGCCATAGTCTACCTGTTCTGTGGGCCATCCGGTGCCAAGCTTCTCCCATGCCACTCGGAAAGTCTTTGCTTCATCCTCGGTCAATGAAAAGTCCTTATATGGACCAACTTCCCGAACCTTCTGGAGATAGATTTCCTCCTTCATGGATCGGATAGCGTCCGCCAGCTTGTCCAAAAGGACCCAACAGTAGGCATTGGCATCCAGGCTCCGCTTTTCCCGGTGCTCCTTGATCTCGCAGTCATAGAGACGATTTTGCTTGTCAAGGATGAAGGTTCTGGCTAAAGCCGGCTCATTGACTTTTATACAGAGCCATACCCCGCCGTCCATCTGTATCTTGGCATCTTGAAATGTAAGATTCATTTACTTGCCGCCTTTTCAGCCGAAAAAGCTTTCTTTTGGCACGCCGGACATAAGGGACGCCCAAATCTTCCGGTGGAGTATGTCACGATCTCTTGTGCAGGCCAATCGCTTCCATCTCGTTTCAAAGTCCCAAATATGGTTTGTCCACAGTCAGAGCAAAGCGTCCCATGGTGTGATTCATTCCCTCTTCTGGTCCGCTCATTATATTCGTCCGTGTCCGCATCCTTGGTATCGTCAATACAGAACAGACCATTCAGAGCGTATTTTCTAGCATAGCTGGATGCGGTTCCGGTAATCTGAGCCTCATCCATTCCCTTCTTCTCAAACGCTTCACGAGCGTATGCGCTGTTTTTAATGGCTGCTTCGCTGTCTGTATCCCTAAGTGTTGCGGTAGCGCAGATATAATACCGGTCGCCTACATTCATCAAATCGTCTCCGACCGTGAGGACAAGCCCATATTTCTTCAACAGTGGTTTTACTGCTTCCAGAATATCCTCACAAGAGCGGTATTTATAGCCACCAAATTTATTTGTCTGTCCTTTAGGCGCTTTCAGCTCTGATTGCAGAGCCAAAACTCGTAAAATAAAGCTCTCCATATCTTCCTCCTAATTCAGCCATTCCCGGTAGTCCGGTCCGTTCATTTCAATGTATTCCTCTAAGATATCCGGGTATCCAAGGCGAAGCCATCTGATAAGGAGATCGGGTCTCTCATTGATAAACTGCTCCCGATTCTCTGGGCTGTCTTGATTCTCTGAGTTCACATATTCTGGATATCCCGTCCGCATGGCAGCGGTGATGTCTGGATGTTCGATGTTCTCCATTTCATCACCCCATGACCCAAAAGGCAAATGCCATACCGCCCCAGAAGGTCAGGCAGAGCATTGCTCCTATTCCGATCATCCACCGGACCTCTCGGGCCCTCTGGCGGCGCTCTTCTCGTGTTCTCATTTCTTCCTTCTCCTATCCCATATGTCCCAAATTATCAGCGCCATTGCTACAATAATGCAGGCGTATGCGCCCACGAGCATCCAGTCACGCAAGCTGCTTTCCTCCCAACGTCATCAAATAAAACCACTGCTCCTGAGTGAGACGAACCTCCTGCTCGTCCAAGATCTTTGCAATAGAGCCTTCGCCGCATCCGATCTCATGGGCAAGGCCCCTTTGTGAGAGCCGGTGCCGCTCCATAGCTTGCTGGGTGATGCGGCGGATGGTCTCATTCGGCGTCATCGTCACGCCTCCCCATATACCGGATCAGCTCATCAAACGTCATGCCATAGGCCGCCCGGTTCAAGCGGTCCATCAGGAGTTTAGTGTTGCTGGCCTGACGCTCAAGGTCTTTTATTGTACTTTTCTCATCCATATTCTTTCTCCTTCCTCTTGACAGGCTCGAAAGAACATGGTACATTCGTTCTATCAAGCCTGACTGCCGCTTTCAATCAGGTTTGCTAGCCTCGGTCGGCGGTGGTGCGCTGGCCGGGGCGCTTTTATTTACAGGAGATTTGGCAACCGGTTGGCCTCTCTCTGAGCGAAGTTGTAAGCTAGCAAAATCTGGACAGCGTATTTTCTAGCTCCAGATGTCCTATCCACTTGTGCATCTCTTACGATATCATTCGGATTTTTCTTTGACAGTTTCTCAATTAGGATATCCTCTTTAAACTGACCTTTGTATGTCCTCATGAACAGTCCAAGTCCGCGAAGAATTTGTGCCTGTGCGCCCGCTGGTTCTCCATTCCAAGACTGTTTGATTACTCGAATGTAACACCCATAAAGATCATTGTCGTTAAAAGAAAGGAACTCGTTCCAAAGTGTACTGACCGCTATAACCGCGTTTTTTGCCTTATTCCCTGTCCACGATATTTCAAGGCCGTTCTTTTCCGTAATTCGTTGAAAATCCATGGACTTCTGATCTCCGTAATTCCCTAAAACACGAATTTTATCGGTTAATGTAACACGGCTTGTTGTACCTCTTTGATTGATGAACATATTAGCTGCGTCCATCTTTGTCATTCCGTTATAGACCCGACACTTTACGCAGAGGTCACGACCAGCGTTTCTGGCCTTTAAGACCTTCATAGTCATCTGGCCGTCAAAGCAGTAATACTTTCCATCAATTAGCGCAACGCTGATAGGCTGGATGAGATTCGGGTCGAATGTACGCATGATCTTGTTGAACTGTGCCCGTCTCCGGTTTACATCTCTTTGACCGAGGTCATCAATCAGAATGTCCTTTGTGTTAAGGTCTAAAAGCTGGACTTCAATTTTCTGTGCCATTCTCGCTCACCATCCTTATCATGTTTTTATATTTTTCGATGACCTCAATGCCCCTGTCCAGTTCCTTCATAGCAGCGTCACGCCCAGACGGAATATCAAGCATTTCCCGATGGACAAGAACCATATGCTGTTTCAAAGAAGCATCCAGGGCCTTGATAGCTGTATGGATAAGCTCCTGAAACTCCGCTACGGTAAATGGAGCAGGAGGGACTTCCGGCTCAACCTTTGGGATAGGGCGGAGGATCGCCTTCGCGGTGTCCGTGTCGCCCTTCTTGATAGCCTCCACAGCCTCGCGTTTCTTTTCCTCCAGGGCGTTTCGGATTTCGGAGATAACAGACTTTGGAGCTTTTACTGTCCCTGACAGAACAGCTTCTTTAATGCCAGGAGAAACCTTCTCTGCCTCATCAAGTCCGCGGCTAAACTGAACAGCTCGTGTCACCGCAATCTCGCTGGAACCTATATCGGAAGCCACTTTCGCAGCTGTGTTGCGGAATTTTTGAAAAGCATCATTTTGATGTTTTTCACTTTTGGCTTGAATATATTGGTTATTCGTCCCCTGTGTCATCCGCTGTGCTTCATACTGTTCGGCAATAATGCATAATCGCTGTGCATCAGTTAAATTCCTTCTGCCAAGTTGGTTTTTGCACATCCAAACAATAGCCGCCCACTTATCAGGGAAGTCCATCTGCTTAACCTTGAATGGGATTTCCGGGTGTTTCTGGACGATTTTGTAACGGTGATGCCCATCAATGATGGTGTTGTGCCACACCACAAGCGGCTCTCGGACCTCCCCATCAGTGACGATATTTTCTTCCAGTTTGGAAAACTCGTCTGCTGACAAGGGTGGTATCTTATCCCGAAATTCGGGATCAACATTTAGCTGTCTCACATTTCCTCCTTGTATTCCTCCCGCCCCCGTGTTACAATACAAGGGACAGGATGATTTCACTGGTCATCGGTTCTTGCCCTCTCCCGTGTGCCACCACGGGCGGGGGCATCCTTATACCATCCCACGGCTCTGTACGATTGCCTTAGCCACAAGATCTGTTTCATAGCCTCGCTTTCTTGCTCCAAGGCGGACGGCTGGAACATCGTGTTCTTGGGCCCATCGGTCCCCGCTGGATGGCTTTGGATAATATCCCATCTCCCGAGCCACGTCTACAGGGGACATGATCCCGCCGTGTCTCTCATACAGTAGCCGACGCTTTTCAGCTATCTCTTTGCCCAGCGCACTTTCTGTTTGCTGGGTCTCTCTTCTTTGCATGGCTCCTCCTTTCTCGTGCCCCGCCCCGTCAGGGGCGGATTATTTTTCCATTTTTATGGAATAGTCCGGTTTATTGTACTTCTGTGCTGGTATCCTGATTGCAATCCTGAATCTCCAAAATATCCCGGATAGACTGGACAATCTTAGGCGTGGAGAGGAAGAAGATATTCCGGAATGTCAGGAGGGAGATCATCAGGGGTGAAAGGATCATTGTTGAACGCTTTTCTCCCAGATTGCTCAATACCTGAAAGCCATGCCTCGGTTTCCTCTCTTGTTCTCTTTTTGGGCTTATCAGACCTAAAAAGCCCGTAATACCCAGACTCATAACCAAACATTTGCGGGCAGAGAGAACAATCCCATTCTCCGGTTTGAATACGTTCAATTACTTCCGCTCGGTTGTTTGTAAAAATCATATCCGGGTCAATGTACTGGTAGCTTATATTCATTGCGCTCAACGCCTTTTTTGTTCATCGTTTACCTCCGCTCCCTGCTGTGATATACTTTCAGTCGGGAAGGAGGTGAAAGTGTGGAGATCAAAAATCAGTATGCGGCCATCGTTGCACTGGCCCGGTTATGTGGAGTGACCGGGGACGACAAGGAAATTTTTGATAAGTTTTGGGAGAACTATCAGAAAGTCTTGTCGCGTCCAGTAGAACTCGCAAAGGTCGAGATCAAAAAGAGACCTTACTGACCTGTTTCATCGCTCGGAAAAGTAGACCTCCGTTCAAGAGCCATCTCCGCCGCGGCGAGGATGGCTTTTGAATACGCCACGCTCCGCTTATCTCCGATTTGAAGGATAGCGATAATTGCGTTTGCCTTGTCGGCCCCTTCATCGCCAAGACGCCCTCTGACCTCTTTTTCATAAGAAGGAAATGCTTCAAATCTTTCTTTTGCTGTACTCATGTTGTGTTACCCCCTTCCTTATTCACCGTTCCGTTTTATTGGACTTCTGTTGTGCTACCATCTTCTGCAAGAAGGTAGTCCACGGTTACGCCATAAAGTTTTGCGACTTCAATGATTCGTTTTGTGTTGGGTGTAGTAACTCCTGTTTCCCATTGATAAACAGCGGCATCCGATACAGATAGGGCCTCAACAACTTGAGCAACAGACAAACCGGCAGAAAGCCTCGCTGTTCTGAAATTCACTTTTTCACCCCCCAATTACTAAGTTTTACTTGACAACTTAGTGAGGATAGCTTAATATAGGAAGTGCCAACAACACTATATTAAGCAATCGCTCCGCTAAGTAGGGGCTCAGTTTTTTGTTGCCTGCGCCCTATATGCTAAGTATATACTAAGTTATTCTTTATGTCAAGGAAAACTTAGCATTTTCTTAGTGTGTGGTTTGCACAAAAAAGAGGTGCTAAGATTGAGCGAAGTAACGAAAAGAATAGACAATGTTCTTCGGGAAAAAGGAATATCAAAAAAAGATTTCTATGAAGCTTGCGATATTACATCGTCCGCATATTCTCAGTGGAACACTGGGAAAACAGAGCCAAGGACTGCAAAGCTTAAAGAAATATCCAATTATTTGAATATCATGTACGAGTGGCTTGCTTTTGGTGTCGGAAAAAAAGAAAAAGCGCCCACCCCGGAGGGTGAGCGCGAGATTACAATGGATGATTTTACCTATGCTTTTTACAAAGAGTCCAGGGACCTCCCAGACGAAAAGAAAAAGATGCTTCTTGATATGGCCCGTTTTATGAAATCGGACATAGAAAAAGGGAAAGGGTAACATTATATGGAGCGGCTTTTATCACTTTATCAGAAGTTAAGAGAATCTGGAACCAGATTTTATATGTGGTCCCTGCAAGGTGATAAAGCTGTTACTATGGAAGTTGACGGATCTTACGGTATCTTTATAGATTTTGATAATGTCGCTTCTTCAAGTGAGGAAGCTGTCATTGTTGCGCATGAAGGCGGACACGCCTCTACAGGAGCCACACATAAGGTGTGTAGTCCTTTCGACCTGGTAGAGAAGCATGAGCATAAGGCGTGGAAGTGGGCTGTGCAAAATTATATATCCGAAGAAGACCTGGATAATGCTGTTGCAGAAGGTTATACAGACATTTATTCATTAGCTGAACACTTTGGTGTGACTGAAGATTTTATGCGTAAGGTCGTTTGTTGGTACACTCACGGAAATCTAGCTACTGAGCTATACTTCTAGAAACATAAAAATACCGAGGTCTTATCAATATGAACCATCTCACCCCCGAAAATATCACCTCATGGACCGTAGAGAGAATCAAGTCCCTGGACGATGACTCGTTCTGTTCTGAAGCTCGTGCGTTTCTGATGTACGCCCAGGCGCACCGGAAGGGAATGTCAGAGGAGGGGCTGCGGCATATCATCCAGCAGACTGAGCAGATCAACGCAGAGCTGGACAGGAGAGAGGCGAGGAGAGGGAGGGGTAAATAAGATCCCCGCCCAGTGCTGAAACACTGAACGGGAAAGAAAAATATCCTTTGACAAAATCTTTTCGGCCGCTTCAAATCAAACTTTTTCCTGAACTTACTCTGGTATTATTTGAAATTATGTAAGAAAATAAAACAAATAGAATAAAATCGATCTTCTATTTCGGCAGGGGGTATATAGATGAAAGGACAGATAAGATGGACAAAAATCAAATCAGTAAACTAAAGCTAAGTTTTGATGAAATTGTACATACAACAGAAGATGGAGTGGAGTTCTGGTATGCGAGAGAATTACAGCGTGTTCTGGAATACGCAGAATGGCGTAACTTCTCTACTGTAATTGAAAAAGCTAAAATTGCTTGCAGTAACAGCGGTATTCCACTAGAAGAATGTTTTGTTGATATCAACAAAACATCTCCTATGCCGAACGGCGGGACAAAAGAAATCGGGGATATTATGCTGACCCGCTATGCTTGCTATCTCATAGCACAAAACGGAAATCCACGGAAAAATGAAATTGCTTTTGCACAGACCTATTTTGCGGTCCAAACCCGCAAGCAAGAAATCATAGAGCAGAGACTTTCAGACTTGAATCGGCTACAACTTCGGGAGCAGTTAAAAACAGCGGAGAAGCGACTATCCCAAAATATATACGAACGTGGAGTAGACGAGCGAGGCTTTGGGCGTATTCGTTCAAAAGGAGATCAAGCATTATTTGGTGGATATACAACTGATGATATGAAGAGAAAGTATGGTATTAAGTACGGACCGCTGGCAGACCGTTTGCCTCCAGTAACGATTGCCGCTAAAGGTCTTGCCACAGAAATGACCAATCTAAATATCGAGGAAAATGATTTACAGGGAGAAGAGCCAATAACTCAAGAGCACGTTCAAAATAATCAGAGTGTTCGATCTATGCTTCAGGAGCGTGGAATTACTCCAGAGGAGCTTCCCCCAGATGAAGACATAAAGAAAGTCGAGCGCAGAGTCAAAGCTGATGAAAAGAAATTGATAGGTAAATCAGGAAAATTATCCGTGGACGAATAAAAATCCCCACCCGGCGCTACCAACACCAGGCAGGGAAGGGGGGCAGAAGCTATGGTCGGCAATCTGCCCTTCTATTTTATCAGAATAGGAGGCGTTGTCAATGGGCGAATATATCAGAAAGACCGCCCGGTACAATGGAAAGAAGTACGAGGCAACAGGGAAAACAGAGCTTGAAGCCATGACCAAGCTGGCGGAAAAGCTGGCAGCAGCCAAACGCGGGGAAGAAGCCATTGGCGGTTCGATGACTGTAACTGCATGGTATAGGCAGTGGAAAGCGACCTACAAGGACCCAAAAGGGCTGACCAAGAAATCCCTTGGTATGTACGATGAAAAGTTCAACGGATATATCAAGCCTGCCATTGGCTCCATGAAACTCAAGGATGTGAAGGACGTACACCTCCAGCGTATTTTAAATGGGCAAGCGGGGAGATCCGCATCCCATGTAAAGAAGCTGCGAATGGTCATGCAGGAGATGTTTAAAAGGGCCAGACAGTCACGCCTTATTCCATACGATCCAGCTGAGCTCCTAGAGCTGCCCCATGTTCAGACGCACCAGCGGCGCTCTATAACGGACGAAGAGCGAGCAGCTATTCTCGCTGTAGCTGAGCATCACCGAGCTGGACTGTGGGTTCTTACCTTACTCTATACCGGCATGCGTCCTGGGGAGACGGCAGCCCTTACTTGGGCTGATGTGGATTTTGTAAATAATGAGATCCATGTCCACGCGGCAAAAGAAAGCGGCTCTCAGGCTATCAAAGGTCCAAAGACGGATTCCGGCGTCCGGGACATACCGATCCATTCAGACCTTCTTTGGAGGCTTCAGAACGCCAAGAAAAATTCCTTCGCTCCTGTATTCCCAACCGGAGCTGGGAACTTTCAGAATGAGAACAGCCTGCGCCGCCTTTGGACTGGCTTCAAAAGAGAATTAGACTTATACTTAGGCGCAAAGACCGAGCGGAATCGAATCGTAGAATCTGTGGTAGCTCCAGATCTCACCCCATATTGTCTGCGTCACACTTTTTGCACCGATTTGCAAAAAGCTGGTGTCCCTCTCAATGTGGCAAAAGAGCTCATGGGACACTCTGACATTCAGATGACCGCCAATATTTACACCCACAGAGACAGTTCAACACTCCATAATGGTATCGCCTTATTGGATGGGACTAGATCAATAGGCGGTGGAAATGGTGGTGGAAATAGAGAAATGGCATAAAGAAATCTCTTAGAGCCACAAGGGTTATATGGTTTTATGATATACTGCTTCCGGTTCTGAATGTTGGGGGTTCGAGTCCCTTCGGCCGTACCAAAGAAAAAAGCTCCGAAAGCCTTGATTTTAAAGGGTTTTCGGAGTTTTTTATGTTTCTGAAAAGAAAGTTACAAGTGCATAAAACAGCATATTTTTAGCTATTAGGTGGTGGAAAAGGTGGTGGAAAAATCCGCCCCCATTTCTGAGGGCGGATCTGTCATCTCACGACGTACTGATAATACTTAGCGAGTTTGTCCGGTCCGGCGTCCTTGTCGTCCAGGAACGCTTTCGCCATGTCCACGTAGAAGTCGATATTGCTCCCCACGTTGAACTTTTTGGCGACCTTGACATAATCGCTGTAGATCATGTTGAGGGCCGCCCAGAACTCCGCAGGGTCGCACTCGATCCCGCGCTGGGCCATGACCTGCTTGGCCTGCTCAAACGACCAATGAGGCCCCTTTGTGCCGTCCTCATTTTCCATATTGGCGGTCCATTCCTCCGCCATGCGGCGGTCGAAGGGCATGTGCCCGGAAGCGGCTCCATAGCCACTCATTCGCTCTCCACCTCTCCGGTATTCCATTTCGTTCATGCGGTAGTCGTGTTCAAACTCCCTGGGGGTCTTCATTTCACCCTCACCAGAAATGGCGAATCCGATCTTATTCATGGGCCTAGTCATCTCCCGTCTATCAGTATAGGCCGGAGGCATATAGTATGGATAGCCATAGTGGGACTGAGGGCCCGTCATGCGGTCATCCCAGTAGTTGCTCTCCACCCACGTCCCACCATCATTGCGAGGGGCAAAACGGCCATCAGAATATCGACGATATCCCCGGTCCTCCGGCTCCATCATCTCAGAACGAGGCGCATACCGACCGTTGTCATAGTGCTCCCGGCCACGGCGGTCACGGAATTTATCATCAACATCGTAGTTTTCATAGCTGCGTCCATCGTTGTAGCGGCGATTGCTGCCACTGGACATGAGCATCATCCGTGTGGATCGTTTCATTTTGATCCCTCCTTACGCCGTAGGGGCGGGAGAAGCGCCCCCGTCAATGCTGGTTAGGTTGTTGCTGGGGGAGCAGCAGGGAGTGCCCAGCATACGGAACGAGCCTCCGGTTGGGGTAGTAACGACACAGAGAGAGTATTTGGTCCGGGTACGGATGCCACATGCGGTGACCTGGGAGCACGATCTATTTGTCATAGGATATTGGGTCGTCCCACTCCCAATAGTAAACACTACCGGCGCTACAATAGTAGTTGTCTCTGGAATCGTTTGACTAAGCACAACACAATATTTCTCTCCGTTTTCGTATGAGCCAGCGGGTAAATTAACTACAAGGTTTCCGCCTGTAAACTCAATGGATTGACTGAAGACTAGTCGATTGCAAAGTCTGCACACGGGTTTGCATGGCATAATTGTTCACTCCTTTGAATTTTTATTTTTATCATCTCAATTTCTTCTTCTGTAAAGGGGAACTGTCCTTTCCTATGCCTTGCCGCATACGTCCCATACTTCCATCCCATAAAGCTTGTCCATTCCTTAAGCGATTTTTTCTGACTCTCAATTTCTATGAAAATAGTTTTTCTTTGGTTATTTGCCTGTTGTTTCACTGTAGCCCACCGGCAATTTTTAGGGCAATAATCACCATCCACGTCAATCCGGTCTATTGTAAGTCCTTCCACATATCCACTGGATAGAGCCCACTCCATAAACCGTTCAAATCCCTGACTCCATGCATCGCACACTTTTATTCCACGACCGCCGTAACTGCTATACCGTTTGTTTTTCGGGTCATTACAGCGGTTCATCATATTAGTGTATGTGTTATAAAGTTTGCTATTTCGCATCCCGTGTTTGGTAAACCTTTTAGATGTTTCTTCTTTTTGGAGACATCCACACGATTTAGATAATCCCCTTGTTAGATTGGAATGATATACCCTTACAGTATTTCCGCACTCACATTGGCACAAATACATTTGGTTTCCGTTCTCTTTTCCATCTTTTTTTAGAACAGTAAGTCTTCCAAACTTTTTGCCGGTTAGGTCATTTTTTCGCATACATCCGCAGGACTTCTTATCGCCGTTTTTCAAGTGAAGGCTGGTGGCAATTGTCTCGTTCCCACAATCACATATACATTTCCAATATACAGTACTTCCCCTTTTCGGCATATCATAACACCGTTCAAGCACAGTCAATTTCCCAAATCTTTTTCCAGTCAGATCGTCAAGCTTAAATGCCATAATAGAACCTCCATAGAAATTTTATGTTTCTATTATAGCAAATGGAAAGAAATAATAAAACGTGTTTTTTAAAGAAATCAGGGGCGGCAGACACTCAGCCCACCGCCCCGAAATAGTCACGGCAGAGCCGGAAAGTTAATTGCCTCGATTTTGATGCAATTTAGCAGCCACAGCCGCATCCATTGTTATAGGCCCCGCAGTAGGGATAGGGGGCGGGCACCTGATAGGCGGGCACAGGCATGGGGTTGATCCGGCGGATCAGCTCAGAGGTCTGGGCATCCAGAGTAGCGGTCAGGTAGCTGTTCTGGTTGGCCTGAGAGGCAGCCAGCTTGAGAGACTGATTCTCCGCCTGGAGGGAATCGATCTTGCTCTGAGTCAGGAAGTCCAGAATGGCGCGGGTGTTGGAATTGTTATTCTCCAGGATATCGCGGGTACTGCCCTGGATGGTGTTCTGGATGGCGCAGGTGTTGGTGGCCATGTTGTAATTCACACCATCAATGGCCCGCTGGGTCTGGCAGCAGCAATCCTGAGCCTGAGCGGCCATATTGCACATCTGAGACTGGACACCGTTGAAGCCCTGAAGCAGAGCCACATTGGTGTTGTTGAAGCCGCTGGTGATGCTGTTGTTCAGGGCATAAGTGCTGTCACAGATGCCCTGCTGGATAGCAGAGATGCCGCGCTCCACACCGTTGAAGGCAATGGCCTCATTGACATCGGCACGGGTTGCAAGGCCCTGGAGACCGGGGCTATCGGACGCGCCGCCTCCACCGAAGCCGCCAAAGCCTCCCCAGCCCCCGCGGCCCCAGCCGAATACCATAGCCAGAATGATGATGCCCCAAATGCCTTCCCAGGCACCACCACCAAAGCCGTTGTTGCAGCCACCGTTAGAATCGCTGCCCAGCGCATAGCCAGTCGCAAAATCGTTATCCATTGTATATACTCCTTTATCAGTTATTACATCGGGGCCGTACGCTCCCCGGATGTTTCCAAAGAGCGGTTTTTATCAAGACCCGAAAACTGATAAAGAGTGCGCTATTTTATTTCATCGGAAGCCCAAGTTGTCTTGCGATCTCCTCAACTGAGGTCCCTCTCTGCTTTGCCATGTTCTCCGCAGTTTGGCGGAGCTGCTGCGGGTTTTTCCCCTGGATGAGCCGCATAGCCTGGGCGGCCTGTGGGTTCTGCCCAGCCATTTGCTGGAGCATTTGCATGGGATTTCCGCCGTTCCGCGCCATCTGGAGCATAGCCATCATGGGATTATTCATCGGAGGCATCATTCCTTTTCACTGCCTTTCCAGCGGGCTTTTTCAGTCTGTCCACCTCATCTTTTAGGTTTTGCACTGTGTCCTTCATGTCTATAAACTCGTCCAGTGGAGCAAAGGCCGCCACCTGCGCAGGGGCTTGTTCCTGTTTTTCTCTTGGTACATCGAGCTTAAACTCGAACACATCAGCTGCACCGCTGTTGGTATTGAATCGTTTCATGTAGACCACATTATGGGCAAGGTCCGGGAAGAACATTGGAGCACCCATAAAGTCTACCGGGACCCCAAGCGCCTCCTCTCGGGAGGCCACAGGACGGCAGAAAAAGTTAGGCTGTGTGTTTGTATTCCCAACCGTCTGTGCGGCCTGTACGGGTTGCGGAGAGGGCTGCTGCATAGGCTGGTAGATCTGTGGAGCGGGCGCAAACGGAGTTACTGGGTTGTATCCGCCATAAGCGGGGTATGTATAATTAGGAAATCCGGCCATTGTCCAGCGCCTCCTTCCTCGCTTCTACTTCATCCAAGTATTTTTGGAGCCCATAGTCATCCCCCTGGGCCTGATACCACATCACGCTCTCGGCGGCACAGTCCGGTCGGATACCGGCGGCTACTAGCCTTTCTACCGGGGTCATATATCACACGTCCTTTATCATAAAAATCAGGAGTCCGTGAGGAGGGCGGCGACGTGTACCAACCCTTGATCCCCACGTCCTCCATGGATATATTGTCGCATAAAATAAACCCGCATGGGTGGCATCCATGCGGGAGTTGTGTGGGGGTTATGTGGAATTTGCGTGACTTTTTACTGTATCCAACTGACGTTTGTTTTTCTTTGCAAATTCTAGTTTTTAGTGTATAATATATAGACAGAGATGATGATAGGTGTATAAAAAGGAAACCCGAAATTGCAAGATATTTATTCTTTTCTGTTTATTGGGTGTAGCATACGGCTCAGGAAATTTTGTGTGGGGTATTGTATGCGGACGGATGTTTTCTATCGTTGGCGGGATTATTTGTGCTCTGGTGTGCGGTTTTTGCTCGATGCGAAGCGTTAGGAACATCGAGATTTATGCAGCAATTGGAAAAGACCACGAAGATCTGATAAAATTGGCAAAACAAAAGGAGCCAGGTTAATACCTGACTCCTTCTTTTTGTGCAATTCTACTTGCGGACCGCTTCACTTCATCCATTATGTACGAAAGGTGGTGAGACACTGTTGACCTATCCCAGCCCAACTCAGCCGCAACATCGACTTGTGCTGATTTTTCAATAATACAGCGTCTGGCAATCAAATCATCGTCCCGGTGCAGGGCCGCCTCATAAATTGCACGTTCCAGATCAGAGCGTAAAAGGTCAGCCAATTCTGGAGGAAGCTTCACTTTTCCGCCCATGCTCCACGTCCTTTCTTTATCCCTTCCTTGCCAGCGCTGCAACCACCACGGACAGCTCTTCACGGGTCATCCACGACTTGGGCCGCTCGATCGTCCCGCCCACATCGGTCATAGCTCCGACATCGATTGCCGTATCAATAAACGGCTTTGCCCAGTCGCTGGCCGGTTCCTTTGCTTTCGCTTTCAAATAGTTCTCCATAAAGGTATTAAACTGATCCTGAGTCATATCATCATCCTCCTGATATTCGGGGCGATATGCCCCCACAATGAATTTCTTGTGTCTCCGGCGGCGCAGTACCGCACCTCCGTTGTCCTCACTGGCGCTTCCGGTATTGCCGTCAATGGTGGTGATGTAGGTCCCGTCCCAGCTCTCGCAGATACCAACATGCCCGGCGGAGCTTCTTCCGGAGAAGTTGAAGAACACGATGTCTCCCGGCCGGTAGTCAGTCACCTTCTGCTTCTTGTGGAAGGACATCAGCGTGGGGCAGTAGGCGGTCTCTCCGCCGCCGTAGTACAACTCGGGAGCCCCGGCCTCCCGAAACACCCACCAGACGAACACGGCGCACCAGGGGTGTTTGCCATCGGATACCTCCCTGCCATAGTAGGCAGTGTTGTATTTCACATTATCACTTTTGGCAGGGGATTCTTTGGTCCCGATCTGCGACCGGGCGATCTCCAGAATATCATTTGCTGTCGACATTTTCTCCCTCCTCAGTGGGAAGCTGGTAGTAGTTTGTGATGGTCGTAGGGCTATCTTCCGTTCCATCTGTCAACACATCCTGCACCTTCTGGGACTGGGTCCCGAAATAGAAGGCAATGACCACCGCATAGACGGTCATGAAGTCCTGGGCGATCTGTCCAGTGACGGACAGATAGGCGAACACACCGGTCAAGACCAGCGTGACCACGGACTTGACGGACATCAGGGCAGCTAAACGCTTCAAAATAGATTCAGGCATCTTTTTCATCCTTTCTGGCCTTATCGGGCCAATTATTATTCTTGCTCAGGTTCTCCACCAGGGATTTGATGGCATAAGCCAGGACCACTCCAATGATCTCTGTGAGAGCTACCTGGGACAGGCTCTCAGCGATCTCTGTCCGGCCCAGGTAGGCCAGCAGATAGGAGCACCACACCCAGGCGCAGCCATTGAACAGGCACAGCCAGACGGCGGCTTTCATGGTCTCCATGCACCCCCTTTTGGACCGGTGGGTGGACAGCCACCACAGCCCCAGACAGAACACGCAGGCCAGCGAGAACGCCGCTACAACGGCCAGGATCATCTGCGTGCTCATAGGCCGATCCTTCCCAGCAGGAAAGCAATCACTGCGGCCAATACAGCCCAGATGGCCTTATCCTTGATGGAATCCCATCTCTTCTTTGGGGCCGCTTGTTCTGCCTCCTGCCAAGCGATCAGCTTGTCCAGCTTTCCCATGATGTTCTCGTACTGCTCGTTCCTGGCTGCTTCCGCTTTTTCCAGGTCTCTTATTCGGTCAAACAGCTTATTGTGGGTATCTCTTGCCTGCTCCTGCATTTTCTCCATCTGCCGCTCCAGCATGTTTGCTTTTTGAAGTCCAAGGCAGTCCCTCTGTGGGTCAATCAAACATTTATCGTCCATCAGGTAAGTATTGACCTCCATTTCGACAAAATTTTTGCTCTCCTCTTGCGGGCCCTCTTTTGATGTGCTATAATAATGCCGCATCCGACCAACTCTGAAAAGGTTACCCCCTTTTTTCGACAATCGGATGTTCCCCCCTGTATTCCTATCCGTACAGGGGGGGATTTTTTATACCCTTTCCCACGCCTGCGGGTAATCTGTTGGACTATGTACGGTGTTGTCTGTCAGGCATCGATATACTACGCCGCCGTCCACGCAGCACTCCCCAGACATGTACATGCCGCTGGTGCCGTTGGGTGCCAGCCACTCCTTTGCCTTAGAGGGGTCTTTGGTGTGGCAGATGGACCACAGGGCAGGGAGGTCCGCCGGTCTCTGGTCAGGCCATGTGGAAGCGTTGTAGGGCTGGAGGAGCTTATACACCTGCTCACCGTCCCTCACCGGGGCCCCGATGGGCCATCCTGAGTAGTCCTTTTCCGGGTCAAATACGGGGGTCTTGCTCTCCTCAGCAATGATGGCTGTGCCGTCAAGATCGGGGGCCCGGCTTCGCAGGTCAAGGGCGTCTGCCGCACCCTGGGACCTCATTATGCTGAGGACCAAATCTTTGGTTGTCATGCGCTCTGAACCCCCTCCTGGTACGCCGCCGCCATGCTGTCCCATACTGCGGCGACCTCCTGCTTGTCTGCCTTGTTTTTCTCCACATCCCCCAGGCGGCTCTCTGGGGTGACCTCGTTCTCCTTTGCCGCCCTCAGATAGACCTCAAGGTTTCCCTCGATATCCTCCTGGGAGATGGTGGGCTGTTCCAGGTGATATTCGTCATACTCCCAGCCCGTGATGGTGGTCTCGTCCAGCTCTTCAGTGTATTCCTGGGCGTTCTCGTAGAAGCGCACCAGACACCATCCTGGCTTATTGGGCATAGCCTCCACAGAGAACGTGCCGGGGTTGTTATCGCCTCTTACTCTCATGATTTCACCTCCCGGAACTGGAGACGCGCGCCAATGTACTGGCTTGAGATGCCTGAGCTTTGACTCGCATCGAAAAAGAATAGGCCAGCTATGGATGCATTTGTATAGCAACCGCTCACGTCAACTACAGACCAGCCTGCGCTCGAGTTTATGTAGTCTGGGATGTAGGTGGTAGCGCTACCACCACCGGTTGTATCAGGTAAGAGTGCCCATGGGAAAACGGAGCTAAATCCAAGCCCTTTAATCCAACCGGAGTTCGGAAGAGTAATACCAGAGGATGTGTAATTGGACGTGGTGTCATCAGCATAACTCTCGGGTTCTGTGCAGATATATGGAACTCTGTTGTTGACGTTGATTCCATCGATCCACTCAAAGACATTCCCCCACGGGTTCTCAATCCAACGGTACTGAACCGCGGCAGTATTTATAAGACCTCCCGCCGCCCTTCCAGTATGGTAGACCATGGCGTCAGTCTCGCCGGTTTTGTGGACAGAGCTGTCGTTGACGATTCCCTGACCTATCTTCGCTTGGCTGTTAAAATCGGCGTATTCGACCAGATACAACAAATCATAAGCGCACCATGCGGCGAAGTCGTAGAGTTGGGCATTGGACGCAAAATTTTTTGCATAATTTCTAAACTCGGCTCGAGTTAATCCCGTCTTAGCCGGGGTATTAGAATAGCTACATAATGCTTGCCCGCCACTCTTATTTACTAAGTACCCCTCATATCGTGCAACATAGCTCTCGCTTCCTGGATGCAAAGAAAATCCATCGATTGGTCCATCCGCAATATAATAACGAAAGATATTTCCACTCTTTTCTACTTTGTAGTAAAATTGCGGGATCTTGACGCATGTCGCAGATGAAGGAGATGTTCGATTGGCAGGATATACTCTCCCACTAGCGTCAATATCAACCTCCTCCATCCCCATCCACGGCATATAGCTGTCGAATGGTGAGGAGCCTGAGCCTGTCCCAACTGCGGGTACGGGCTCGGTTTTGATGTCCACAGTGACCAGCTTGTTGGGATCGTTGGCTTTGGTCAGACGGGTCAGGGCGGTGGATGGGTTGGAGCTGTCCCAGGAGACGCCGAAGACGGAGGTGAGGGATTCGACGACAATTTTTTTCGAGTATCTAGCTTCAGAATAGTTTTTATCTCCTTCAAAGACGAAAGTTAAGAAAAAAATTTGATCTCCTGTCTCTTTTTTAGCTGTAATAATAAATATCTGTTGTTCGGTATCAACAGATGCATCAAAATATTCTTTTGCTACATTAGAATAAGAAAGAGAAACAGGTCCATGGAAGTCCCCAGAATATTTAATTGTTGCAGTTTTATTCTGGGCATCCAATACAATATTAGATGATGGAGAAAAATGGACAGCTTGAGTTTTCTTCCCAATCGTCCACGTCGCGTTTTTCGTCTCCGTAGTCCCATCCCACCATTGGTAGCCGGGCTTCGGTTGAAATCCCATAGTATAAGTCCCGGCGTTTGTTTGGTATGATGCCCCAACCAAAGTGAGTTCTTCTGTGTTAAGGTCGTTCCATTCTGCCATTTGTGCTTCGCCATTATAAGTAAGCGTACCCTTTTGGCTCGGCACCACCGGAATGATAATCGCAAACTGCACCGCCACGCTCAGAGAGGCGCTGGCCGCCGTGTAGTTTGTCCCCTCGCTGGCCGATACCTGGATGGCCGTGTTGCCGGTCTCCACACCTGTTACTGTCAGGGTTGTCCCCTCCAGGGATGTTGTAGCTACGCCGGAGTTATCAGACTGTGCGGACAGAGTGCCGTCCCCCGTGTAGGTGACAGCCACCGCCTGAGATGTGGTGGAGGTATCCAGGCTCACAGATGCCGGGTCAAACGTGATGCTGGGGGTGGCCTTAGCAATAGACCACTGGATATTCTTCGCCTCCGTGCTCCCGTCCGCCCACTTGTACTGCGCCGTGGGCGTGACCACCGCTGTATAGCTCCCGGCGTTCGTGCCGGACGTGTCACCGGATAGGACCATTTTGTCTGCATCGTAGCCCGTCAGGGTGGGGCTCTGGGCTTGTCCATTGTATGTAAGACTCCCGGATACCGTGGGCACAGAGATGGTCCCACGCTCCACAGTGATGGCCTGCACGGCGGTCTCTGTCACCCCGGCCTCGGTGTAGATGATCTCCACCTCACTCGTCCCCTCGGGCAGTGCTCCGCTGGGGGAGTAGGTCCAGCCGGTGGCCGTCAGGGTGGCCCCGTTGGAGTACGATGCCGTGACTACCATCCCAGCAGGGTCAAAGACCTCTCCGGGGAGATATGTGATATTGTCAGGCGGTGTGGTGATGGCAATGCTCTCCAGCTTGATGCCTTCGCCTCCTGCTCCGCCGCCAACCATTGTAAAAAATTTACTGCCCATTTTTTACCTCCATGCGGATGATGTTGACTGTGATATCTGACGCAGGGGCCTCCGCACAGATAAACACCGCCTTCCCATCCACCGCTACTTCATCCTCCGGCCGAACTTGCGAAGAGACCCACGCTAGATAGGAATCCGAATCAGGGTTTGCCAGATATGCGTAGCCACTGGATTTGAACAGGTCGTTACTCACTATCTGCTCATTCTCGATCCACCCACTGGCAGGGAGTGAGACCGAAAACTGCCGGGACTTCCCGGAGCCAAATCCGGCTACTGGTTTTCCGTTGACGTATATCATGGTGTCCACCCTCTCTTACTCAATGAGATAGTAAACAGTGGCTTTTAATTCGGAAAAACTATATCTGGCAAGAACTCCATCCTCCAAAGCAACTCCGCTAATTCGTAAAATGGCAGCATTAGCAGTTCTCTCAACTGTAACAAACATAAACGTACCAACGTCAATTTCATAATCGGTATCGCCACTATACCCAAGAGCATAGCTCTTAACTGCATTAGTAACACTTGGATCGTCATTGAGGTATTTCAAATATGAATACTCGGGGACATCCGAAAATAAAGGTTTCCATTTGACGACAACATGAATAATGTCACCAATCGAGACATTGATGCTTACCCGTTTTTCGGCGGCACCTAATTCAGTTCCTTCGCTAATGACCTTCTGAACGATATCTTCTCCCTCGTTGCTCCCCGCAACACCGAAGATGCTCACGCCCTTCTTGATGTTGGCAGCCACGAGATTTGCGTCTCCCTTGATGGTCTGGGTGCCGGTCAGATACCGCCCGCTGGCAATGGTCCTATTAGAGGTCCCCGGCGTGATGGTCTGCGCCCCCTGGGTAGTCAGCTGTTTGGTCGCAGACTTAGTTCCGGAACTCACATACCCGGCGCTCTGAGTCGATTTTGCAGTAATGAGTCCGGCGCTGGACACCGTTATGCTGGGCGTGGCTTGGGTGGCAGTTGCCACCGACTTGCTGGAATCATTGGCATAATATCCAGAGGGGACTGTCACAGTGGACCCACTGGCGGTCAGGTTGCTGGAGCTCTTGCTGGCAATGGTCCCCGTTACCTTTCCTGCGGCCACATAAGCTGTCTTGCCAGAGAGGATGTCCCCAGCCGTCGCAGTGGCATCGCTGGTATCGGTGCCGCTGGAGATCCCCGCAATAGCTTCCGGAAAGTTATCCGCAACGATGGGGTCTGAGCCTCCAGTCTTGCCCCGGATAGCATCAGCAATGGCGGAGAAGAGGCTTGTCAATGTTTGATGTACGGCCATTAGTAGCTCCCTTCTATGGCGGTGCCGATGGAGGTATCGACGTAGGCTTTTAGTTCTTCTTCTATTGCTGCCTGGACATTTGAAATCGCTTGTTCCAGATAATCCTTATTGACCACATTGGTGCCTTCCGTTGGAGGATCGAACACGTTTACTCCGCTTGCATCTACCGTGAGCATGTGCACTGTCTCCCCGCTGGAAAATGCAAAACCTATCTGACCGTCATGCTTTAACTCCATATACGCCTTGTGGGAATCGTCTTGGACGCTTTCAAGTGTGACTTTTCCTCCATCGGCCATGACCGAAGAATAGGAACTGGAATTTGTGTCATTTTGAGCAAACATCTGTGACTTTGCTTTCATTGTTTCCACATATGAAACGGAATTTTGGTTTTGGCTTTGCATTATTGCGCTAGTACCGCTGACGGAAAATACGCCAAAATCGTCATTTTTAATTGTATTTGAGCCAATAGTCAAATTATTTCCTATGATTTCGGCGCTATCTTCCATTGTCCCACCAGACAGCTTCAAATATCTCTGGTCTGCCTGCTCCTGAGTTAGACCGCTTGAAGGACGCCCCGCCAGCTCATCAATAGCCCCCTGAACATCAGTTGCCTCCAAACCGCTGGTGGTGTTGCTGTAATCCACATCAGATGCGGAAAGGCCATCAATTCCACCCTCATCTTCCGAGAAAGTGATGGTGTACGGACCGATTCCCAGGCTTTCCGACATTTCCAGCTGACCACCGCCGGGGACAGTGACGATGTTCTCAGGCGTGGGGATGTCAATATCTGCAATCTTATCATCTACATACTTAAAAACATCTGTGTTCTTTCCCTGCGGGTCATAGACGCTTTTCAGCATGTCGCCAGATCCAATACCATCAGCGCCGTTGTAGACCTGGAATGTACTGCTTTTCCCGTCAGTCAGATAGATGGTGTAAGTGTCTGTAGTCCCTGCCGCCCCAGTACCGCTCGTTCGCTCGATACGGTCAATGCTGGAGCCAGGGTCTCCGGTCTCACCTTGTGGGCCAACAGGACCAGCCGGTAGTCCAAAGGTCAGCTTTACGACCTCATCCACCAGAGATTTGCTGACCGTGGCCGGCTTTCCAGTCTCCAGTGTGATGGCCTCTACCAGCATATTTTCGATTGCAGTCCTCGCCGCTTCCGCTCCGCTCTGCGCCGCCTCAGCTCCGGTCTTTGCGGTCTTCGCCTGATCTACAAGCCCCTGGAGCTCTTCTTTGACCTCTTCCGCTGCACCCTGGGCGGCAGCTTCGGCCCCGGCCTGCGCCTGCTCTGCGGCTGCTTGAGCGGCTTGTGCGGCTTCCTTGTTTGCCTTGGTATCCTCCACCGCAGTACCAATACCAGCCACAGCCTCAAGGGCCTGTTCAGAGGCTTCCAAAGCATCGCTTGCCGCTTCCTGAGCCTGCTCAACATATTGCCGGACTGACTGCTGGGCAAATCCTTTGAACTGCGCCCCCGTGACCTTTACCGCCTGCCCTTGCTGTTCTGCAACAAGCAGCGAATCATCGTCTAATGTGGATGCAGCAGGGAGGGAGCCTATGTTCTTATCAGCCATCGGTATCCTCCTTTTCGGCCTCATCCAGAATCTTGTATGCCGCTCTCAGCTCTTGCTTGGCCGCAAACATGAGGTCCACTGCTTCACCGCTGACCGGGATGGCGGATAGCCACTTAAACACTTTGTTCAGTTTCTCGTTAACTTCCTTCATAGACCCTCCTATATGTTTTCGATCCACAGGTTGAGATAATCCGTCAGGCTTTCAATGTGGGACCATGTAAATTCATCTTCTGAATCTACATAGATACCGTCCGATCCGTTTCCTTGCCCGATTTGATACTTGACGGAGTTGTACATGGCAGCAGTCAACAATGTGTCCCCAGAAGACATCAAGCAGCCGGAGCGTGATAATGTAGCGCCTTGAGAGCTGCTTCGCTCCCAGCTAAGTCCAGAGGCATCAAGCGCCTCTTGCACTTTATTTACAATATCGTTCCAGACCTCATGTGGAAAATTCTCTGCTGGCTCTTCATTATCCATGGCATTTCTTGCCGCTCTTGTCTGGCTTGAACTGGCCTCGCCATTAGAAGAACTCCAGGACCATAGGTCAATAGCTGGTGCCGTTGAATCTGTAGTAAAAGAACCGCTGTCATAAATGCTCAGCCATGTAATGGACCCTGATGCATCCTCATATCCAAGCTGTGCTTCCCAGTCATAAGTAGTTCCAGGGTCCAGTCCCCTAATTGTTTCAGAAAAGGAAGATGAAGCGCCTCCGACTGAATCACTCCGGATCTCATAGGTATCTCTATCAATGTCAAGCCTGACATATCTGTAATAAGAAAAACTTGAATCTCCTCCGGTAAACGATGCTCTAAATCGGGCGGAGGTCTCAGTAATAGAGCTAAAGGATGCAGAAAAGGCCATGCTTGTTCTCCTTATCCGAATCTGACCGGGACACCTGTAACATTGTCCGCAGAGAAACCAATAGTTCCATCCTCAAAAAAGACGATCCCGATTTCTTCTTCCCGGTCATTTATAAGATATATGCCCCCTGTATTTCCGGTTCCAGCGCTATAACTCTTCGCAACAAAAAAGCGTCCAGATTCACGGCTGGTGCCACTGCCCGTTCCGAGTGCCAGCGTTACATTTCGGTCTGTTGCCTCAAGGACGGCTCTGGGCTGAGAACTGCCTGTCCGCATTAGCATAAAGGAGTCTCCGTCCATCATTGCGTAAGTGTCTCCGTCCTCGGTGGCGTAGATCTCTGACCCTATAATGGTCCCGCCTGAAATGGTCGGGCTTCTGACCTCCGTGGAACTGATATATGTGCTCTTGATGTAACTTGGTAGTTGATTGTCATAGGCCAGATCATAGGCATCGTTTGCTGTGTTGACCGCTTCATTGATGTCTCCCTGAACTCCGCTGTCAAGGTCTCCCCACGAGATGATTCCTGTGAGCACCAGACTACCAGTCTCGATTACTGATCCCTTGATTTTTGTTGTCCCTCCAGAGTCTGTCACCGTCAATCCGTCCAGCGTCTGGGAAATCGTAGTTACTTTTCCATCTAACCCTGTGATGGTGGTTGTCAGCCCATTTGCTGTCTGCTCAACAGTGGTGACTCGGCCATCCAAACCGGAGACCTGAGATGTGATGCCTTCCAGCTTTACGTCTATGGATGCCGATAACCCTTCCAGCTCATTCTCCACCTTCAGCAATATCTCTTCTGAGGTTTTTGAGATCAGAGATCGGGTCTGGGCTATCTGGTGGTTAAAATTCTTTGTTGTCTCTCCCTCAGTTTTGTACTCATGAAGTGTTTCATCGCTTCCAGGAGCCGCCATATCCATGACTTCTCCAGTAGAGAATCGGATATTTTGATAGGCAAGCTGGGTGTACAACCCGGCCACCGTCATTCCATCTCCGAGCTCTGCAATCGGTGACATTTTGGCCCCATTTGCTTCTAGTCCCTGATAGGAATATCCCTGCAAGGTAGCCAGAAGATTATCGGCCATTTGCTGTGAGGCATACGGGCAATCCTGCTCTATGACAGTCCCCGTCTCATCTCCAGCTTCATAGCAGTTTTCATCGTCCACCCAAAGGATAACGCCGCTGATGGGGGCCTTCTTTTCGTATTCGGTTAGTGATAGAGCTTTCTGCCCTACAAAAACTTTTCCGTTCATACCAAAATCCTGTCTCCACCAAAGGTGATAGCGAATCCGTTTTCTTCAATCAGGTAATGTGTCTCAGGCGGCATACTGCCAACCAGAGGGACCAACAAAAGCTGGTCGTTTCTGGTGATCGTCCAGTTCCCGCCGTTCGCCACAGCAATGAATTTCAACACATCCCGCAGGGTGTAGTCATTGGCTGGATAGTCAATGGTATAGGCGTGGCTTACATTCGTCCGAGGGTCAACGGTAATGCCCATCAGTTCGGCAATGATGTCCACCGCATCATCCATTGGCATGGGGAACTCCAACGATTGATCCGGAACCCACACCTTGTCAGCCTTTAGCATGGAGTCATAGGCTACTACCGTCATGATCCCCGTCGGCTTTATAGACCGCTCATCCAGGTAGAACACGCCGAGCTGTTCCCACTGATTATTAACTAACGCATAAGGAATCATTTTTGCCGTTGTTGGAATGACCGTTTTCTTCCGAAACACAATTTTTAATGTAGCTTCACATGCATTTCCAATACTAATCTGGTCGAACAGCGGTCGCTCTATATTGGCAGACCTGATATCCGCATCTATATATTCCTCATTGTCAATTAAAACTTTATATTTCATGGCTCACTTCTCAATCAGTGGAAATGTTATCCCGCTCCACCATTCCGTTCCGTCCGGGTGTTTGATAAGGTAGGATGCTGGGTTGTTATTGGCGTACATGGTCTTTGTAACTGTGCTCCCCTTTTGAGGGTCGAAGTATGTAACAGAGACCCATTCTGGCATAATAGCCGAAAGTACAATGCTTGCCTCAGCTGATTTGAGGGGGCGGCAGGTCACATCCAAACGGATTTTTGTCGCCATGCGGTTACGCTCCAGCGTACCGTCCAGCATGCGCCCTGCCCCTTCTCCATCCACGTCTGATCTCTGCCACTTTACTCCCCCATAAGCGATATAAGGAACGATGTCGGTCCCATCTATTTTTAGTACCATCTGATCGCCTCCTTATATACGCTGTAGGGTCTTTCCGTACATCCGATTTTGTCTGTTCTGGTATGCTGTTACCTGTTTTCCTACCTTATCACCATCCAGATAGACATCTCCGCCATTCTCTTCGATTGCAGCTATGATTTGCTGAGCCATAGCATAGATGGCATTGATAACTCCATCGTTAGCAGATGTCACACCAGCAGCAACACCCTCCACAATCTGGTCGTTGTTTGCTACCGCTGTCCGGTTCCCGATGCGGCCGACCAACTCCGGGCCTTGTTCTCTGGCAATAAACATTTCGCCATAATTAGGGAAGCCGCCAGTTGCATACGCATTTAGGTTAATTGTCTTTACTTCTGGCATTTCAGAAAAAATTCGACCACTTTTTTTCTGTGGCGAACTGGAGCTAAAGATTGATTTCATCCCAGAAAGGGCACTGTCTAGCGCCCCTCGAATAGCAGATTTCTTTTTGGCAATCCCATTTGAAACTCCGGTTCCAATTCCCTCTCCAATGCTCGACCACTTACTACTCTGCTTATATTCATCGAGAAAGTCATCCATTTCTGCTCTAGCATTAACAAGACCTTCAACGGTTCCGTCTCCGATTCCTGCCTCACTTTCTTTTAGCTCAAGCATCATTTGAATCAAATTCTCAGATTTCCCCCAGGAGATATCAATTAGTTCATTAGCCTCTTCACGTACTCTATTGGCAGCCTCTAATGCCTCCGTCTCTTTTTCTTGCGCAAGTTTTAATTCTTCACGTCTTGATAAGTTATACCAAGGTGTATCATTTAACTCTTGCGTGGTGTTCATAAGCGCCTCATTTGCGGCATTATAATCTTGCGTTGCCTGTTTTACATCCAGCATGGCTTGGTATTGATCTTTGTAGGTTTGCACCAGAATGTCTCGCATAGCCTCATATCTGGCCTCTTGCTCTAAGGATTCAATTAGTTGCTCAACACTGGCTCTTGTTTCGATGACACGTCCGTTTGTTTCATCAATGGATAACCTAAGTCCACTAATGTTTAAGCCGTTCAGTACATCAACTTTTACTGCCATTTGCTGGAGTTCATATGCAGATGCATTTGCATTTTCGTTGATATCAAAGATATCATCCGCAAGTTGTCTAGCAATTCCATAGTTAGCCACCGTGGCATCCAGGTCAGCAATTTCATTTTTTAGGCTGTCCATAGCTGAGCTTGTTCTGCTAGATGCATCTGTACATCTATCCAGAATGTCTTGCATAATTTGGAAATCTTCGGATGCTTCATAAGCTACTTTTGCGGCCTCTTTGATTCCTATGATTTCCAGAACAACGCCGACCCCAAATCCAATTACTGCTCCAGCTGCGGTTCCAACAACAGGGACCAAAGAGCCAATCCCAGCCCCAGCTAATGCAGATCCGAGGATGGTCATAAGTCCTCCAGATAGGCTTGGAGCGCCACCGCCGATTTGTGCAGTAATACCCTCTATGACGAGAGACACCCCAACACCTATAACAAGTCCGATGGCTGCTCCAGCGCCACCTCCAAAAATCATTCCGATACCAAATCCGGCAAGTGCCCCACCGATTGCCCCCATAATTCCATTTACAATGTTCAACCCGTCTTTTGCAATAGAAATTATTGAAGAAATCAGGAGAGATATGCCGATTCCAGCAGTTAGTCCTCCGATGACTCCTTGGGCAGGATTTAAGTTTCTCCTAAATGCAAAATACCCGCCAAGTGCACCACCGGCTAAGGCCCCACCTATGGCATTGAGCATCGTATTTCCCAAATTAAGCCCATCTTTGATTTGCGCAATAATAGACATGACTGTAAGGGTCAATCCAAGCCCAACTAGACCACCTACCAGCATCCCACCTGTCCAGGTCAACCCAAGCTTCTTTGCAAGAAGAGAACCAACACCTGCCCCTGTTAGTAGACCGCCAGCACCTCCATTGAGAATACTTTCCCACGTTAATCCATCACCGAATAGAACCTCTGTAATCCCATCAATTATCAACGAAATTCCCGTGTAGATCATGAGGCCACTAAGTAAAGCGTTTAGTGCTTTTAGCTCTGGAGACAGTGTTTTGGCTATTTTCCATGCGGCCAATGCCGTTCCAATCGGCAGTACATAATCATAAAGAACTTCCTCTAAAACTTTTTTAAGCTCATCAGCTTTTGTCTGAATCTCTAGTATCGCATTTTTATCCCAAATATTGGGTATTTCTAAATCGCTTGCCCATCCAGAGCCACCGCTCACGCCACCAGATCCACCAGCATTAGATGGCTCTAAAATAGTCAGTTCGTCAATACCGAGGAGGGCTTTTTTCATTTCCTTTGCGGCGCTGGTCGCCCCTCCAATAGCGTCCTCAGCATCCGATGCTCCATCAGTAATTCCAGTTGCCCAATCGCTCGTCTCCCATTCTGGCATTGTGAATCCAAGAAAAGTAGCAAGAGCTCTAATGGCATCTGTCAAGACCTCTACAAAAGCCTGTACCCACGGTATAATTTGAATAATGATAGGGAGAAGGGCGGTTCCGATAGCTCGTCCCAACTGTGTTATTTGCTGCCGCAAAACACGGAGGGCGTTTGCTGGACTCTCCAAAGTTTTGGCAAAATCACCAATCGCCCCGATGCGACCTGCACCTTCCATCAGGACAAGGCTCCGAAGAAGTGCTTTCTCCTGTTCTGTCATGGAGATAACACTTTCATCAATACCATGTGCTAATGCATATTCCTGCAACGTCGCTTGACTAATGGAGATACCAAGCCTTCGAATTGGCTCGATTTCACCAGATAGGGCGGACTGTAACCGCAAAATAGATTCGCTTACATCCTCGTTGTAGAGAGAACTCAGGTCATAGGACAGTTCAGTCAATCCCTCACTCAGATCGTACGCCTGCTGTCGGGCAAGGCCGAAACCGTTTGCCATGGACATAAATACGCCCTGTGCCCGCATCCACTCCGATGGGTCTATACCTAGCCTATCATTAAGTAGTTCTGCGTAAGCAAATGCCTCATCATAAAACTCCCCCATAGAAACTTGAAACAGGTTTACATTTTCTATGTAGTCATTTGCAGACTTTACCCAATCTGACGCCATATTTGCTACACGCTGAAAAGCTAAATAATATATCCCTAATTTTGCGGTTGTGGAACTAATTCCCGTTCCAAGAACTCCGAAGCTCTTTGCTGCTTTATTGTTCGAGGCGGAGAGTCCGGTATTGCTCTGGATGATCTTCTGAATCCTTATTGGGAAAGCTGAGAATCCATTAGATACCTTCTGCATCTCCGTTGCTAGCGGGCGCATAGCAGAGGCGACTTGGTTCATTTGTGATGCAAATTCTTTGATGGAATTTCCTTTCAAAGATTCGCTAACAGAAGATAATTTTGATAACGCATTTACAGTCGAAGACAGTCCACTTGACTTCTGAACACTGGATAAGGCATTTAATGCTGGCGCAATTTTTCTTAGCTTGCCTATGCCCGTGTTATTTAAGCTGGCTGCGGCCGATGCAAGTGCCTGCATTTGCTTAGAGACCGTAGTCAGCCCCGCTCCGCCTTTAGCCACTGCTTTTAAGTTGGTCAGAGCGGTAGCCAATGCGTCGATCTTTTCCGCCGCATCACTCGAAGTTGCCTCTATTTCAATTTGCAGACTATCAATGTCAACAGCCATGGTGCCACCACCTTTTTAAGTTCGGCACTTGGCACTGTGGCACTTGGCACTGAAAATATAAAGATCCCCGCTGCCTCCTTTATATTGAGATAGCGGGGACTTCGATTTATTTAGTTATCTTTTCAAGATTTCCAAAAAATTTTACCCTCCGCCTATTTCTAAGCGGAGGGTAAATAAATTTATTAAAGCCCAATGGACATTCCCCAGAAAAATCCGACAATGAATTGCCATAGAAATCCAATAGCAAAAATCCAAATAACAATACGAACTAACAAAGGAATTTGCTTCCATGCGGACTTATTGTTTGTTTGTGTACCATTGTCATTTGTTCTGTCTGTTGCTACAACAACATTCGATATATAAGCTTCTATAACAGGCGTAATTCCCCAATTCGATTTTATATAACATTTGATAAATATTTCATCCTGATCGGGGAAGGCCGAAAAATTCAACGTTTTGATTGCTTTCCGACCAACGCAAAACGAAATTGTGTGATTTCCCTCTTCTACAAATAATTTTACACTTTTTCCGTTTTGAATTTTTGCAACCTCAGAAGAGTCTATTTTAATTATTATTCCACCCAATGCTCCAGCACTTTTACTTTCTCTTTGTACTATTACAGGGCATCTCATAAAATATCCCCTCCCCCCCAAATCTTACCATAATTCGAGGGAGGAAGCAATCAAAATCTCTGCTATCGCAATTAACTTAAGACATCGAATTTATTTTCGTCAAATCTCCATTTTCAGTTGACAAAAGAATTAACTTGTGATAAAGTTGAGAGATAATTTTTAAGACCATTTGAAAGCAGGGAAATATTATACTATTCACTCGCTAAGATTGCAAGATATTTTTTTCAAAATCGCTTGATTTTTTTTCCTAAAATACTATAATAAAAGTGTGGAAACCCTAAAGACGGTTGCCACAGTACATAAGCTACTCCATACATAGCCGGGGTGTCAGCCCCAACCACGCAGTGAGCCTTCTGTTTGCGGCAGACGGCTCACTTCTTTTTGTCTCGGAATTTATCCCACACCTGGATAATGATCCAGATGATAGAAACGATCCAAAACAAATTTTGAAGAGTTATGTATATCACCTCCCCAGGAAAATTTCCCGCGAGGGCTCTATACACGCCTCCATTCCGCACTCGCGGGATGTCAGGCAACCGTCCTTTTAACCGTCGCTGTCTCTCTCTATTGCGACAGCGGGTTTCCACGTTATCATTATATACTCCATTTTTCCCGCTGTCAAATTCTGTCGATATAATTTTTACAGAAATTCTTTTTTCAAAATCTCCGCTATCTCAATATAAAGTTTTCAAGGTACAAACCGGAGAACTATCCGAATTTCTTTTGGGCAGATCTAGCCCAATTTCTGAAGAAAAGCTGTGCTTTCAAACGCTCGTTTTCAATCTCTTGACTTGATTCCAGCTTTGTCTTTTCTTCTCCTCTCATTGGATACGGCTCTGTTCTATAGGGAATAGGCTTCGTGCCCTTCTTTGCAAAAGCATGGAGAACTGGAGCTACATCACAGAAGGCTTCATAAATGTACATTCCCATCATGTGGGCCGCCGCATTTGTCCTTCTCCGATTAAGCTTATCTGCCTCACGGAATCCCTCTACCATCCATACATCGCCATACCAATACTGTTCCCAAGTCATGCCGATGGACAGATAGTAGGGGCACTCCGCTTCAAATAGATCCGTGAAGGACTGTGGGCCTTTTACAGCTCCACAGTCACCTTCGCGTTTTTTACGGCATCCTCGTCAGTGGCGATAAGATGTGTAAGAGCGGCCTGATTGTAAAGCTGCATCAGCCTCTCCAGCAGGGCAGTTGTCATACCTCCCATACCTTCCAGAAGATCATCGGTCTGGGACCGGGACACATTCTTATGGTTCTTTCTGAACGCATAGTAGAACAGCTCCGGGATTCTGGTCACGGGGAAAACCGTCAGTTCGTCAACCTTGAATCCACGGTTCTCCGCAAACTTTACGCTCTCTCTAGTGAAGTCCAGTTCATAAACCGTTCCAGTATCATGGTCAGTTACACGGGCAGGATTAACTCGGTCCTTCATATCAATGATCTTATCGCTCATGTCTTTTCCTCCTTAAACTTCTACAGTCTTACTTCTCGCGGACTTGAGACTCATTGTCTCCAGATCAGTAGGCTTAGCCTCCCACTGAGGCGCACCGGTCGGGGTGATGTAAAGGGTCGTCTCCAGGACAGCGGAAACCTCCATACCGGGCATACCCATCGGGGAGGGCTTCCCGGTAAAATACAGGGCCTTAGTCAGACCAGGAATCAAGATACAGAACCAGGTTGCCTTATTATCAGCAGCCGCCGTATCATAGGCATCAACAACGACCTCCCATTCCTCCATAGACTTTTCGGTCAGGTTTGCCGTAAAGGACAGCGCACCTCCAATATCCTTCAGGCCCGGGATGTAGGTTTTCCATTCGGTTTCCGCCAGCGTGGTTGTCTCCAGGTTATCAGGCTCTGGGTTCAGTTCCGGGATGCTCTTGATTTCGCTAATCTCTTTATAGCCCGTAGTAGGGCGGGTGCCAGCCGTGGCCTCAGCCGCATAAAGGAGTTTCACGCCCGCGGTGCTAAGTTGGATTCCAGCCATAAAAATAGTACCTCCTAATTTTTTAGGGAGGCACTTGGCACAAAGGCACTCGGCACTGTCAGCCCTTTTTATTTTGTGTAGATTCTAAAATTCTTGTCCGCTACGCCCTCATACCGGGCGACAATGCGGTAAATAGTGGCATCCTGCAAGTTGGACACCGGATTGCACATGGTTCTTGTGAAGCCCATCTTAGAAAACTCATTGTCGATGGTCTCCATGATATCCTTTGCCTCGGACTTTTTATACCCTACGCTGTTCGTGTAGACGTTTACCTCATACATCAGCGATACGGCATTTTCCAGATTTGGCGCTGCCGTCCTCATTTTTTGAAGCACTCTGTTGTCGCTCTCAACGATGGTAACAGCCGGGAAACGTGCGGGTACATCAGTAAATTCACCACTCACAAAAATTCCAGAGTATTGCGCCCGGAGTGCTGTTGCGATTGTACTGAAGACTTGATTTTCAATATCAATCATCTTTCAGCACCCCCTCCACAATCCACGGAATAGACTGTCGTAATGTTTTTGCCGTTTCATACATAAACGGCCGGGATGGCATACCCTTTGTCCAATGTCTTTTTCCATCCTTATCATAATAGTACCATCCAGCTTCCCCGTGTTCGTTTATGTCATATTCCCATCCGGGGATAGTGCTTCCGGGGCTGTTCTTTCCAGTTACCCCAGTACCCATTTCCACGAACATAGAGTGCATCGCTGTTGAATGGATATAGCCTTTCCCATTGCGATACTCAGCTATAATGCCATTTACAAGGTCTCCACTGTCATAGGCATTCATGTACAATGCTTGGTTTTTTGCCTCTTCAACGCCCATCTCAGTGGCAACTTTTACGATTCCTTCGCCAGCCCCCTCAACCTTCTTCTGATACGCCTTGACTTCCTTCAAGGCTTGGTTGATCGAGTCCGTGCTCAGCTTCAGTTTGATCTTTGGCACTTAGCATCGCCGCCTCAATCTCTGCTTTTCTATCAAACAGTTTTTGTTCCGCTTCGTACTCGGATACAGAAACCTTTTTGATAGCGTATTGAATACTGTTCTTCCACGGTGCCTTCCGCTTCACAATGTAGTTATACGGGCCGTCAGTATCGGCCCCATCTACCCACAAAACAGAATCCTCGTTAATTTGGCAGGCCGTGTCTGCGGTGGTTGCCGTCCGATCATAATCCTCCAAAGAGCCAAACTGCTCCACTTCGGAATTTCCCTTGTTTGGGGAGACACACAGCATAGCGGATTTCAATGCGCTGTAGATGGGGATATAGCTTCCGGTCGGATTCCCGTATTCATCAATTATTTCCTCTTGGCCCTCGTATAGCTTGTAGAATACCGGTTGCTGGTTGCGGAGTAGGCTGCGCATCATTTCACCCTCCCCGCAAGCGGCGTCACCTCAGAAAGCAACTGCTCGGAAATCCAAGAAGACTCCCACGTTCGGCTGATTGAGTTTTCTGTGTGCCCGATCTGGCCCTCAGCTCCGGTCTTGTTATAAAGGTCTAACGCCACCCGGAACTGCAAATCCAGATACCGGCTTTCCAGTTCCTCCGGCCACTCCTGGAACGGATACCGCCTCGCCATGATCGCCGCTTTTGCGCTCTCCAGGCAGTCCTCCAGGATGGCCTCGTCCGGCTCATTCGTGCGGAGTTTCAACCTCGCCAGATTGTCCATTGTCCGCCCTCCTAGGTCTGCCCGGCTTTTTAGGTGCGGCGGGAGGCGGCGTCGGTTCATCCAACACCGTCCCGTGCCGCTTCATCATATCCGCGTCGTCGGCCTTGATAGGGAACTGGACGCCAGCCTCATAAAACTGGCCATTGTAGCACACGCGGTAATTTGGAATAAACTTCATGCTGCCTCCCGCTTTTTTAGCTCTCAAATGTGGCCCCAGCAAAATTGAACTTCACAACACTGCTGTCATCCACAAGGACTTCAAAGGTGTCATCCTTTGTTACCCGGAAAATAATGTCCGGGTCAAATGTAATGCCCTGCTTGGTCGGAGAACCGTTTTTCTTAAATGTCATCTTGGTCCCAGTCTTGGTCAAGTGGAATGGGAAGTAATAACCTTCCTGCTCGTCCGGCTCGGAACTGAACTCGGTATATCCTGTCACATGATGAAATGTACCGGTCACGGAGCCATCGGCCTTGACCGTCAGGTCATCTCCTACCAGCTCGGACACTTGCTTCCCCAATAGGGTCTGACTGCCGGGGAAAAGGGTTAGAGTGTCAGACCCAATTATTCCCCCAGGACGTTGATCACCGCCACCTCGTCCATACGATCGAAGGAGGGCAGGACGATTTCAGACGCAAAGGTGTTGATGTTTACAGGATGCTCCTGAAGAATACGGGTAATTGCTACACCTGTATTCACGATGGAAACCTCGGCGCTGGACGCCCCGCGCAGATCTGCCTCTTCCGGAGTGGTGCCATACCAAGTACTACCAAGAGCACCGTCTGGAATCAGGCAAACATAGCCATTGGGCACAAACGGATGTGCAACTTTACTCTCGTCCCGGAACTGCTTGTCGTAAATTGCAATACGAAGCCCCGCTGTAGACTCGATAACAGCCTTTACCTCTGTGTCAGTCAGATAAGCAAGGGAAATCGCATTGGTGGTCAGATAACGGTTCTTCACCGCATCCGTCTTTGCCAGAAGATTGAAGGTATAGGAGTTCATAATGGCAACTGTTAACTCAGTGCCAGTTTTAGAGCGAATTGCATCCTTGACCATCTTAAACGCTGCAAATGGATCAGCCGTAGAGGGCTTGTCCCAGGTGGCGGTGCTGGTCAGAGCGGTATAGTTAGAGGTCTTCCAGGAACCGTCCGTATCATACTTGCAGGTGTAGTCCACCCCGTTTGCCTTGATTGCAATGCCCGCATCTCCGCCCTCCGGGAACAGCAGCTGCATAATCATGCGCTCAGGAACAACGTTCGCGCCGTCAATCAGGTCACGGGTATCGTCAAACACACGGGCAATCACCTCGGCAGCATAGGGGTCGCTAGACTCCTGTACCCGTAGCATCTCTTGGCGGTCCTTCTCTTTGATTTTATAGCCCTCTCGGAAGAAAGGCATCTCGGTCTCCAGTTTCTCAAATCCAATTCGATCACGGAAGGTGGCCTTCGCGTCGAATGCGGAGGGCATCAGAGAGACAGGCAGCCCACGGGAGCCTTTCAGCCAGGACAAGTCAAGACCAGCCTTCTTGCGGGCGGGGAACAGCGTAGCGCCCAAGTAGGGAATCTGGTTGGAGGCAACCTCAGTCCAGTTTGCCGCAATCGCAGCAGGGGTAAAAATTTCTCTCAAATCCATTATGTATCCCTCCTTACTCGTTCACGCCAATGTTGTCCCGCAGGATAATGCCGGGTACGTCGAAAGTGGCGTCCAGCGTAATACTCGCATGAGATTCAACCTTTTTCTTGTCCACCACACCCTGCACCAGCAAAGCGCCATTGGGGTTCTCGGTCGGGTCCACATCATACAGCAGCATACCAACAGCGGTAGCATAAGAGGTGGTTGCCACTTTCTTTCCCGCAGCGGTCATGGGCATACCGGCAGGGACAGCAGCGGCTTCCGTGACACAAATGGGGATCGCCACAAAATCGTCAGCGGCCAGAATCTCAATGGTGCCGCCAACAGAAGTCTTGGTAAACTTCATCTGTTTCTCTCCTTTTCAATCAAAAATAGTGTTTCAAACCTTCGTTTGCGTTTTTGAGGGCATCGGCCCGCTGTTTTCCCAGCTTCTTGGCAAATTCAACAGCCTCGTCCTTCTCTTCGGTTCCACCACCAGCACCGTCAGGCTTGGGGTCCTGTTTCACCAGATCAGCCCGCAGCTTCTTCTCATAGGCAGCGTTGGCTTTCTGCTGGTTGGCAAAGACCACATCCATCTTTCCGTCAAACAACGCCTCTGCTGTCTCACGGGCCAGCTTCTCGTCATAGCCCGGCATGGCGATATAACGGGCCGTGTGCTCGGCAATGGTGGACTTCCGCAGCAGTTCGGTGTACTTGTCCTCCAGCGCCTTGCGGTCTGCATCGGCTTGGGCCTTGGCCGCCTCGTCTTCAGACAGCTTCCCTTTGAGAGTTTTCTTGGCTTCTGCCAGTTCAGAACTCACCTTGTCGAACTGCGACTTCTGGATATACCCGGACAAATCAACCTTATCCGGGACTTCCACTTTGAGCAGGGCTTCTACCTTCTGCTCGGCGGTCATGCTGTCGAATCCTTCAATGCTTTCAGTGCTAATGGTAGGCATAATCAATTCTCCTTTGCGCTTATAGTCATCTCCGACTTGTTCTTGCGTTTGATTACCCTCACTTCTCTGTGAGCCTGCGATACTTGTACCGCCCCTTCTCTGGGGCCATATTCAAACGGCTGGGCCGCTTAAACTTTATTGTCGTTCTCTTGTATATTCTGGCTCCAATGGCTCCATATCATTTGAATACACGAACTCTGAACCAATAGTTACCGCATCGAAAACTTCTTCCGTAATTCGATATGTTGCGGAAAGCATTTCTTTTTGTTCATCATCGTACTGCTGAATAGTCACTTCCCATTTGTCGTTGTAGTAATAAATAAAAGGGATAAGTGTTGTGTATGATGTTTTCCCGTTTGTGTGAACAATAGGGATAAACATAATTTGTGTATGAGCAGGTGTAAATTCTTTGGATATAACTTCTCCCTCTGTGATTGCTTTTGAGCATCCTGTTAGAATCGAAAAAATAAGTAATATTCCAATGAACGCAACTATTTTTCTTTTCATTGTTTACCTCATAGGTTCATACACACATCTGCACCTTCTATGCGGTTTGGGTGGGATCGAATTGATGGAATAAATCTTCCCATTTCGTTCCCGGCAGGTTTCGCACACCTTTTCGTCACCGGCAGTCACCCAGCGCACCTTTTTCACCCCGGCATCACGATAGGCTTTCAGGGTGGATTCATCGGTCACGATATCCCCATATGTAGCGGTCAGATCAGCCCAGTAATATAGCCCCCGCCGGAACTCTGTCACCTTGGCTGTGCTGGAATTGATTCCCTCAGCGGTGTACTGCCTCTTGCGGTCAACATCGTTGTCATAAATGACCTTCGTCACAGCGTTGTACGCCGCCAGCAGAGCCAGCAACCACGCTAAATCAGGCGTTTCCTCTCCATGCGGTTTGGCATCCTGATACCGCTCTTGCGCCAGTTCAAGAAAGATTTCTTGGTTGTCCTTGCGCAGCTGGTCATATAGCGTCCGGGTGACTTCCAGCACATTGAGCTCGTCAAAGCCCTTCTGCGCCGCTTCATCTTTTGCGTCCTCAAACCGCTTGACTGCTCGGCTGTTCAGGAGGTCTATTGCTTTGTCCGCCAGTCTGTACGGATTCGTTTCTGTTGGCATTCAGTTCATCCCTCAAACTCCGCTCCATTTTGCGTTGCTGTTCTTCTGCATATTCCATGCTGATCCTGTATGCGTCCTCTGGGTCGCTGAATAGCCCGCTGTACTGGAACGCCAACTTCGGATGAATCTTGCTGTTGTTCAGCATTTCCGCCAGCACTTGGGCCTTGGACTGGATGTTGGACAGGTTCTTGCGGGTAAACTCCGGTTTAATGTCAGACAACTGCAAGCCTAAATCTCCGGTTTCCCGGCAGATATACAGTACCAGCCGCAGGAACTCCCGCTCCGCCCGCTCCCATGTCTTTTCCGTGTCCTTGGCCCGACTCTCGGCAGCAGACCAGCCGTCCCGGTAAATGACTGCCTGCCCGGTGTCGCTGGTAGAGGAACCTCCATTCCGGTTCGGCATTCCGCAGATGGTCAGGTATGCGTCCTCCAGGTCATCCACAATGGTCTGCGTGTTGGTCTGGTTCAGTTCAGAAGCAATGCGGTAGACCTTGGCGTCTTTGGTCTGGTCAAAACTCCTTATTTTTATCGCCATGCCGCCCTTTGCCAGTTCTTTGTATTGGCCATCTTCTAGTTCGCAGTTTTGGAACACATCATATGCGTTGACAAAATCCTGAATACTGTCCAACCTATTGGACTCAATCATATTGATCGCGTTCAGAATGGGGATAACTGGCTCAAACGCACCCATGCGGGCGTCGTTATTCACATACTCTACAATGGGGATGTAGGGGATGGTACGGGCTTCCTGCTTAGTGATCTGGCCGTTCTGCACCTCAAAATACCATTCGGGGGTGTACACGCAGAAGTAGGGCTTGCCCTCCTCGTCTACCTGTTCCAGAACACCAGCGACCTTTTTCTGCCCTACGCCACTGTGGTAGATGCAAAACGCCGCCCTCGGGTCAAGGGTGTAGATAGAGGCGGGAGAGCCATCTTCCTCCCCAGCCTCATCGGGAAGTACCATACGAACCGCTACACCGCAGATGTGCATCCAGTCGGCCAGCTCCTTGTCGAGAGTGTCCTTGCTCTCAGAGCGCATATACTCGTTGAGCGTGTTCACCCGGGCAGAAACATCGTCCTTTCCGCCATTTGACACATAGCGGATCGGGCCGTCCAGAAGATAGGCCGTCTTGAAGGTAACGATCTCATTCGCCCGGTTAATCATCACCTTGTTGTTGATCTCCGGGCGGACAATTTTATCTTTTAGGCGGATGTCCTGTTTACCTCTGTAATAGTCATACAGATAGGACATCTCTGCCCTGTTCATGCGATGCACGGCCATTGCCTTGCCCAGTACATCCACCACATTCTCCGGGGTGACTCGCTTTTTGGCAGTGTAGATTTTGCGCCGACCAGTCAGGCCATTAACAGGCCACTCGCATATAGCCCTAACAGTATCTTTTTCAGTCACCTTGTCACCTCCAGACAAACAAAAATGCCGACCAACTACCGAGGATTCCTCGGTAACTGATCGGCACTTGGCACGCTTCGTCCAGGCATTGCCCGGAGGCACTTGGCACTAAACTATATATTTTCAGGCGCTCTTTTCGCCTTTCAATTCGATTTTGATGTTCTTCTTGCAAGCCTTACAGTATGGGTAAACAACACCAACTGCCTTGCTATCCACCTGCATCAAAAGCCGCCCTTTTCCATGATTGATGCCAGCAGCGGCACAGACCGGACAATAAATGTCAATCTTCATTCAGTTGGGCGGCTCCTTTCTAATTCTGGTGGACCATCTTGGAATCGAACCAAGACCAAGCCCTTATGAGGGGCCCGCCCGACCATCGGGCCAATGGTCCAGATATACCCCTTTCGGGGTATGTTGTGAGTTTTTCGGCTTTGCTCACTTGCCTTTCGCCAAGAAACTCTGTCAGGACTTGCGCCCTGGCACGGGTGGAAGGCTCTGTTCCCCCAACCTCCGGATTTGGAATCCGGCGCTCTCCATTGAGCTACACCCGTATATTGTTTGAGCGGGTGAGGATTTGCACCTCACAATTGACTCTCCATCTCGTGGCGTGTATAATATACGCGAGGAGATGATTTTGAGTGTACGGAGAAAAACAAAAAAATGGTCTTTTATCTGAATCGATGGTTTCTACCGAATTGCTGCGAAGGAACATCCCATTTTCCATCCCTTATGGTAGTTTTAACGAATATGATTTAGTCGTAGAAACATCGAGCGGATTCAAAGCGATACAGGTTAAAACCTGTTATTGGGACAATAGCAAAAATCGCTTTGTCGTCAGTTTATGCACGACACATAGGAGGGGCGGCGAAACTCTGAAAAATAAGAAATACAAATCCGATAGTTTTGATTATCTTATCGCCGTTTGCCACAATCCGATCGCGTATTATATTATCCCAATAGAGAAAGTCGCTGGACGAAGATCATTGACTTTATATCCTTCCGGCGTTCCACAATCTTCTGTTGGGAATCCGCGATATGAAAGAATGGATAATTTAGAATCGTTTAATGGCTCATGGGAACAGCTCCTGTGAGCCATTCCCTATTCCGCCACCGCTCAATGGTGCCACCGCCCGCCTCATGCGGCGAGGAGAGGCATATGTGCGCTTCCGCTTAGATTGTCACGCCATATTTGGGAGGCCCGTTCACAGGCAAACACGGCAGTTTTCAGCGGGATAGCGCTTTATGGTCCAGCCATCTAGAATACAGTGGCTTTATCGCCGCTGGGCCGAGCAACCGGGGCAGGTCATAGCTGCCACCGCTTCCGCCTCCATGACAGGCGGGTGCCCTTTACCCTTCTCCGGTGCATAATTAGGCACTGTAAGCCTCCGGTATAGTGTCTTTCCACAGTCATAGGAACCTGCAAGATTTGAACTTGCGATCTCTACCCCTTTCGGTTAAGCGACGGATTCCACCCCGTCCCAGGTTCCGCATGCCCCCGTCTTTCCGGGGTGTCAGCTCCTTGGCCTTTGGAGCAAAAGACGTTGTTGTTTGGCTGGTCACAGTTTTCCTCTATGGCCTGCCGTCCGGTGTCGTCCCGGACTTCTCGCCTTACATACCAGGCTGGTTGCCGCATGGAGGGGGCGACCCTTCGGCCCGGATTCTTGGGCTGATTCACTCGTGCGGCATATATCCCACACAGTAGGGGCAACGGCACTATTGCCGCCACCCCATCCGTGTGAAGGAGGTGAGAAAAAAGATGGTGGACAGGTGGTAGGAATCTACCTACCAGTTTTATTATATCACAATATATAGCGCTTATCAATAGTTTATACACAATATTTTGTATTTTAAAACGGACGCCGGAATACCTCCACCTTGTTTCCTTCAAGTTGTTGAACATACTCAGCAAACATTGCCCAAGCATCAGGAACATCATCGTGCTTATTTTTACCTGCCATTGTATACCCGCAAAGGAAATTTAACATTCTCCTGTATTCTTTATCCTTTTTTATGACAGAGTTATCCTTAAACAAAACACGGTCTTTGATAAATGGGCTGTTGACTATGATCCGTGTCTCTTTGTTTGATGTAGTATATTTTGTTGTTATTTTTGCGATTCCCCCGGATTCTTTCACTTCTTTTTGAACTTTTTCTGCAACTTTACCACCAGCGCTGTTACTTTCAAACTGGCCCATCTGAGCCTTGTGCTGAAGTAGTTTTGACACTAATCGCGCCTCTACAACCTCCGGATTGCTATTATCGCATACCACATCTTCGCAGTAGAAGTCATTCCCATATTGATAGCAGATCGGCATGACGCAGTAATCAGTGCCCTTGTCTTTCGTATCGCACACAAACAGAATTGCATCTGGTTTTCTATCAGGAAGCTCAAAGTACCTGCGCAGCTCATCCTCGCTATACAACTGACCCTCGCGCTCGATAGGCTGGTTCATATAGAGAGCACGCCAACTTGCATCGTCCATTACTTCGCGTTGCTCATGATAAAATGCCGTAGTAAACCCAGCGTGGTTCCCGTAGTCAAAGTTACTCTCGTCATTTTCATCTAGTGCTGGCATGACAATAAACTCTGCCCGGTTACTTTCCCCGTAGGACTGTTCCAATCGTCCTATAACATCGTGGATTGACCATCGAGTCGCAATATGAAGCTCCTTGCAATCTCCAATTTTCCGCTGCCGCAAATCTGTTGCGTATAGATTCCAGAGTTTATCCATTCGTTCCTTCGACAGTGCACTCTCCAGACCATCGACCAGATCATCACAATAAAGCAGATTTTCAGCTCGGACCTTACCTGCGTTTCCTGACCCAACAGACGAGAACTCCAATGTTGCAAATCGCTTTCCCTTCTTCGGGTCTGTTCCAAGATCAATCATCATATCCTGGGCGTTGGTCTTGACCACCTTGACTACCGGAAACACATCATTCCAAAGATAATCCCCCTGCGGGTCCATAATACGAATACACTCCTCATATACTCCGCGCAAAAATGCGTTCGAATGAGATCCCCCCAGGATTGGCTTTTCTGGGTTTCTCCCTCCAAGCCAGGTCAGAAAGAACAGAGCCAATGTGGTCTTTCCCACTCCAGGGGGAAGAGAAATCGACAGCAAGTCTAGTTCGTTATCTGCCAATCGTTGCAACGCCTTTGCAACCCTATATAACTGCTTCCGTCTGGGCAAGTAGAACCTCTTTGAAGGTTCGCGGTTCCACTCAATATACCGACAGTGTGCGTCAAAATCATACGGTGCGTCAAACAGCAGGCTCCGCTTGTTCAGTTCGAACATACGGATGCTTTTTTGTTCTGTGGCGAATTTCGCAGACAGCCGTCGCACTTCCTTGTTCCGCTCATGCGCCAGCGTAAAATCTTCTGGCTCCAGCAAACGCAAGCTATCAAAGGCGTCATTCAGTGCAGACGGGTCAGACAAGTCCCTCTGAAACGCCTTCTTTACCAACTCTTGAATTTCCATGAAAAAAGTGCCTCCTATCCCGCAAGATAAAAGGCACTTGGCACTGTTCGCTCCATCTGGAGAGGCACTTGGCACTAAACTATAGTATTACTTTAGTAATTCAAAAAGTATCTCTTCATTAAAATCAGGATTTTCATGTTTTATCAATTCTACTACATCAGCAATTATTTTATTTTTTGCTTCACTATCCCAAATTGATAGCTCATTTAATATCCTGTTCCTCCAGTTGCTATTTGTGAGGTAAAAATCTTCAATCCTCATAATAAGCGCAACATATGCATTTTTAAATGGAGTACATGGTTCTTCTCTTAATCTCATCAAATTTTCCAATGTTTTCATAAAAAACCTCCTATTTAATCCTCCGCCGGTTCTGGGTACGGCATCCAGTGAGTTACTTTTGATCCTGCAAATCGACCAGAGACCCACCCACAGGCAAATCCGTCATCTTCCCAAACCTCATAAAAACCGTTGTGCCATCTTGCCTGTGTCTCCCACACATATCTATGCTTATCCATCCAACTTTCAATCGTGATAAGAATTGGTTCCCCGTCCGGCGGCATCCTATCGGTGCATTTGATCCAGTCCATCTTTATCACCCTTTTTGTTTTACACAGGATTTTTCACTTTACAACATCCACTGCGCCCTTCAGCATATTGGCCGCCTTACGCATAAACCTGTTTTCTTCCAGATACTCCAATCCAATAATCGTGATCTCTGGGCAAATCGGCTCCGTAATATGCCGCTTCATGTCTCCCAGGTTCTTCGTCACAACAATTCCCTTAATGTACCCGCTGTCCTGCATCATAATCAAAATCTGTTCCCAACGCTCACGGGTCACACCCAGTCGAAACGGGCTGATCGTCTCAACATCAAACTCCTCACAGTCAAGTGCCGCTTCCAAGTACCTCAATATCCGATATATGACCTTGAAGTTGTTCATTGTTTCGCTCCTTTTTGTCTGCGGCGGATTTTTAGGCCCCTCTCCTTACCAGCACATACCACTGACTTTTGCTAATACCCATCTGCTTACAGGCGGCCTCCACTGTGATGGAGCCGTCTTTTTGCATTTTGAAAAATTTTTTAGTTTGGCACATTTGCCATCATTCGCATTAAATCTGTCCTATCCCACAGTTTAACGCCAAGTTTGTTTGCAAGCGTCCTTCCGTTATCAGAAAAATACATATTTGTGATGACAGCACACCGTGTCGCCTTATACATGGGTGCTCCGGCGTATACTTCCTGTACCGACTTTACCCCCACATTCTTTGCATATCTCTTGCATTGAATCGCATATCGCTCACCATCTTTGCTTGCAAGAACATCTACGCCATAATCCCCGCTTGCTTTTGTCATCTGCACATTGGAAAAACCGTTTGCCCTCAGAAGCGCCGCTACATATCGTTCAAATTCCTCTCCGCTCATTATATCAATTTCTGACATATCTACTTGTCTGACATTTTTCCCGCTCGACACAACGCTTACAATTACAGCCGCACCGACTGCAACAAGTATCAGTATGACCCACGGATATTCAGACAACAAATATAACGGAACCCCAATAAGGATAATCAGCATTATCAAACCAGTAGTGGATTTCCTGCCCCGCATGATTATCCCTCCCCCAAGATAGGCTCATGAACTCCCTTTACCCAATTCATATCCCCGTATTTATACATTCCCCGGTAAAGCGGCTCATTTTTGATAATGCTCCGAACGCTCGTATTCTGAAACTTCGTTCCTTTGCGTGTCCGATAGCCAAGATCATTCAGCTTATCGGCAATCGTCAGCATCGGGGTTCCCTTCTTATGTTCCGCAAACACAAACTCCACAATGGGCCGTTCCTCTTCGTTGATAACAAGCCGCCCATTATCGACCTTGTACCCGTAGGCAGTACGACCGCCACTATATCCGCCAGCGGCTGCCTTAATCCTTCTTCCGTTTCCCGTTCGGAGCGCAATGTTCTTTCTCTCCTGCTCCGCTACAAACAGCATCAGCGCACGGTAAATATTTGCAAAATCTCCCTCTGGGAACACCTCTTGTGTACTCAGCAGCTTAATGTTCCGCTTTTCGAGGACATATAGATAGTAGAAATACAGTTTGGTATCCCTCGCTACCCGGTCACTCTTGAACGCAATCACGGCCTCAAACGGAGGATTAGAAATGTCCTCGTCATACAATATCTTGTTTAGCTCTGGCCGTTCATCGCTCGCCCCGCTTTCTTCGTCACAGAACCACTTAACAATGTTATACCCATTATCATTCGCATAGGCCAGTATTTTTTCCTTCTGCGCCTCAATGCCGTACTTGTCATCCGCAGCCTGAGCCTCCGTGCTTACCCGAATATACCCAATGGCGTTTTTGAACTCCATCATATCTTTCACCCCTTGCTTGTTGTACTTATTGTACCATTTGTTTTTGCAAATGTCAATAAGTTTTTGCAACAAGCCTTTTTTCTGTTTTCCGTGGTGATGGGATTAACCTGCCTACCTTATTCCGGAAAATATCCCCCTCCAGTGTACCAATAACGACCCCATTTGACCCAATCCAGGCCCACTCTCTCCTCCGCATTGCAAAAAATCTTGAAATTATTTTATATTAACTCATTGACAAGTAAATACAACTATGCTATCATACAATCACAGCAAGGGAAACCGCGCTGAATCTACCGGGCAGGAGGTAACGAAATGGAGACTGATAGCATGACCCAGACCGAATTAGCATCCTATCTTGAAACCCTGGCGAAGCTGGTAGAGGCTACGGCCAAGGACGCGCAGGACGCGGCCCGCATTATCCGGGAAGCCATCCCAAAGCAGTGACAAAAAGATAGCCGCCTCACCCTGAACAAGTAAGCGGCTATCTAAGACCCAGCGGAGGCGGTTAGAGCCTGCCATCTGGCCGCCTCCACTATAACACAACCGGCAGGGAAAAGCAATAGCCGGAGGGGGCCGCCCTCCATGACAAGGAGGAAAACAGAATGATTAGTATTACGATCTATCTTGATGGAAAAACCAGTGAGTGCGGCTATAAATACGTCGTTCAACGCGATTGCATGGCTTGGACGGCCTACCGCACGGACGGCGGATTCCGCCGTTTCCTGGCTCTCTACGGCCTCAAAATCAACCCCAAATATACACAGCTCCACGATATGCGGGCCGCTGGAAATGGCCGATAAAATCGGGTGAGGAGGGAAAAACAATGGAAATGCTACACATCAGCAAAGCGGACTTTGACCGAATCGGAGCCGATTATAAAGGCGTTTATATGGACTATCACGGAACACACCCACAGCGGAAGGGCCGCCGGGTTGCTTTTCTCCCCGGCCACGGAACGACGCTTTTCACGGAAGGAATCCACTTTATCGTTGATGGCGATTGTTCGCACTTGCCCATTCTTTGCAAGGAAAACGCGGAGGAGGGCGCGGCGTACCAGTTCGGCGGCAGCGTCCTGTATGTCAAAAGAATTTACCGCATCAGCGAGGAGTACGCGAACGATAACAGCTTGCTATATCTCGATCGCGTAGAAACCAGTATAGGAGATTTTGCACTCCCTGGAAGTGACACAATCAGCACAAACAAGAACTGGAAAATTTACAACGCGGCGCGGGCTTGACCCGCCCGCCGGAGAATGGAGGAAATAAAATGCTTACAGTATACGACTTGACCCGCAACCAGCTTGACGAGCTAAAAGCAATCTACCTTGACCAGCACTTACAAGAAACTTGCGACGAGTGCGCCAGCTATGGAGAAATAACCAGCGCAAGCGAGATTGTCCCGGATTGGCTTATATTTGACACATACGCTGGGACGCTTTTCTCCCCTGGTGATTTCTTTTGCGGGGAGGAGGTGACCCCCGCTTGATTATCCTGTTTATTTTGGCTCTTCCGATCATGATTATCTGGGAGACGGCAAAAAAATCTTGACTGCCCCGTACGGGCGCGATACAATCAATACACAAAAATTAGGAGGTTGCGCCATGAAACCCTATTACTTCCCGAACTCTGGCTATGTTGACGTTATTTTCGGGAGCCAGTCCCCCGTGTGCATGGACCGCGCAGAGGTTGACCGCCTCTCCCGCGAGGACGGCGGATGGGAAAACATCTGGGAGCAGGTCCACGAGGCCAGCGCCGCAGAAATTGAGGAATTCGGAGTATATGATAGCTGATAGCATGCACACTACAACCCGCCCGGGGCTTCCCTGGGGCGGGTTTTCTTTTTCCCATGTCCCTATGCCCTCCAGTAGCTTCCCGCCGCTTGTGTGGCCTCCTACGGTCAGCAGGCGGCATTTTTGCGCCCGTGTCCAGCGGGGCAGGGGAGAGGCAAAAACACAAAACCTCCGTAAAGGCCATTTACAGGCCCATATAGCAGTTTTAATGTCTGGCGGTGTCTATATATTCCAATGCCACAAAACTCCGTACAGAGGACCGCACAGCGCCACACAAGGCATAAAGCAACCCCGGCCCACTCCATCAGGAGAAAGCCGGGGTATTGTCATTTGTTACGGGCCAGCGATAGGACGGCGCAGCGCTCTTTGTCTGCGTCCCACCAGGCGCAACGGGAGCCGGGGCACAAATACATATCGTTCAAAGTGATACCACCGCTTGCTCGGCATCCACTCATAAGCAGAGGGCAAAATTTATAGTCGATAACTCCTGACGGATTTTCATCCATAGTCGCAGCCTCCAAATAGTCGTTTCATAGTCCTTTGACTTCCAAAAAGTTCCTGAAATAGTCGCTGATAGTCGTTTACTCCTCCACCACTACAGACCCAGCGATCCGTTCCTCAAGCTGCTTTTGGTCGGGAGAGTCGCCGAGGGGTTGATTTGGTGTCAGGACGACCTCTTGCTGATCCTTCATGCCGAAATAGTTCTTTGCCCTAAAAATGTAAACAACGGGGTTAATTTTGCCCTCTGTGACCATTTCAGACTCAAAAGATGCAATAAATCCTTTGGCTTTTTTAATGAGGTCCATGCGCACAGAGCTGCACCCAATCCCATTTTCCCAGTTCCAAACCGTCTGCTTGATAGTCCCTAATGCCATGACCATCTTCTCAACAGTAGGCAACTGTCCTGTTTTTTGGCAGGTGTCAAAGAACTCATATAGTCGCTCTCTGCACTCTTCATCGGATTTAACAATGGGTCTATCATAGAACATCATACAGTTACCCATGCAGCGGGATATATCTTCTGCCTTTGCTCCAGATATGACGCTTGGAAAGTTCTCTTTGCCTCCACGGCCCCTTGCCTTTACGATAGTTTTCCCTTGCTCCATAGTCGTATCATTCTTGTTCAGAGTTGTCACCTTCCTTCGCAAACCCAAACCTCTCTCTCGCTCTCTTTGCCATGTTTTCACGCTGTTCGTCCGATAGTTTCTTTGGGGCGCGGACTTTAATCCACTTCTTTGGGAAAGTATATTCCCTCATTCCTTCACCACTTCTAAGTAAAGTAATTTCTTTGTGTTTTTCGGCAAGTATATCTAAACGGCGGATCAGGGCACGGTCCATCGTGTAGCAGGAGGCAAGAAGCTCTTCCTGATTGTAGTTGTAGATAGTTTCCATTTCATATTTTGTTAAGTCCAATGTTCGTTCCTCCATTCGAGAAAGGACATCTTCTTGAAAATCATAGTCGCCACAATGTATCTGATAGTCCCTGAGTTAGTCAGGAAGTAAAGTTTTGATAGTGTAGGAGAGATGTCTTTGAAGTAAGGCTCCCATGTAGGATTACGATATTCAATTTTACTTATATATCCCCTTTATATCATAATATAAAACCATCATTCTGTCAAGCCTCAAATGCTTTCTTTGCTAATTCCTTAATTTCTTCCGCCGTATATTTTTTTGCTTCTCCGTTCGTATCGCATCCCTCCTTCGGGCTTTCTGGCAGGGGCATCCAGTGGGTGACAGGATATGCCGTTTCATGCCATCCAACATCAAACATCATATCTTCGTAGGCATAAAATTCATATGCCAGTTCTTTGACTACACCATTAGAGAGCGCTACCAGGTAAAATCCTCTCTGCTGTCCTCGGAACTCCGGTTCCGGCATTCTCTCCTTGACGCTAATCCACTCGCTCATGCTGTCCGCCCTCCTCGCCGTGGACTTTCTTTTTCATCTCTTTTGCGGCTCCTTCGCCCACGCCAAGAGCATACGAATAAATGAGCCAACAAACAAAACTCATCACCCAGCAGAAAACCAAAACAGGCATCGGTACTATAAACCATCCATTTGCTTTGACAATAGACAGGATGATTCCCAGGAAAAGGAGCAGTTTAATCATCGTCGTCGCCCTCCCCGTCTTGGATGGAGCTCTCCATCTCAATCAAAAACGCCGCATTGCAGGCCAGATGCCATAGATGAGGCAGGCCGCTTTCTTGATCGCACTTCTCACCCTTGAGATAGGCCAGCCAGTGCCGGTAGAGTGCGTCCCTGTAACGCTGCGGCTCCACCTGCCGCCAGTTCTCCGGGTCGTGATACTTTTCGTTTCCGTACATGCGGACCGCTGTCACAGCATCAATCAGGCTGACGGGAGTGATCGTAGGGCGAGGCTTTCCTGCGTCAGCTTTGGCCTGCTGGTCCTTGTTTGCATCTTTTGGGTCCTGAAATCCACAAACTGGACATTCAGAATTAGGAAATTTATTGGGGTTTTCTTCTTCATGTGCGCAAATTGGACAAATCCATGAATCCCCATTATCTATCCAGTGCTTACTCATTCCGCACCTCCGATGATCTGGTCAAGGGTGACGGACTGGCCGGGCTTAATGCTGGGGAACAAGTCCTCGTTGATATACAGGTGGTCAAACACCAGGGCAGATCGCTCCCCGAGGTTGGGTGTCCGCCTGATAACCCCATCCCGCCCAAACACACGTCTGACGGTCTTAGCGTCCTCAACATCCTGCTCCGTCCATCGGGGCTTGCGGATGATGCGGTCGGGGTGGTTGATGAAATCAACAAGGCAAAGCATACCGGCAGGAATCCATTCCCTATACCCATCTCCGTTATATTTGGGCATAGCATACTCTAAAGCGACACCACCGCTTACTCTGTAAATCGCTATGTCATTTCCAGAAACAGTCCACTCTTCATCCACCTCAACCCCCAGCACCTGCGCAATTCTTGGTTTATCCACTTGTTGTCCTCCTCTCAACCGCCTTATCAATCGGCCAATGTAACTTATCAATTCTACTTCTAAGCGTTCCAGCGTTGATTTTCTTTATTTCAGCAAGTTCTGAAATTGTATATCGCTTTCCGTCATACTCAACATAGTGATTTCTGCTTGTATTGTTCGATTGCTCTTTTGCTGTTGCCCATCTGCAATTTTCGGGGCAGTAATTGCCGTTCGGGTCAATCCTGTCAATGCTCAAATCATCACGGTAGCCGCTTTGCTTTGCCCATTCGGCGAAATTCTCATATGTATGCCATTCTGCGCAAACACCAATTCCACGTCCCCCATATAAATCATAACGACTGGCATACGGGGCTTCACAACGCTTAATCATCCCACGCCATATATCATGTAACCTCGTGTGCGATTCCCCATGCGTTGTCATTCTTTGTCTGGTATCTTCCGCCTTATAGCAACCACACGAAATGGTTTTACCAGAAATTAGATCAGAATATCGAATTGTCTTTTGATTCCCACAATCACATATGCACACCCACGTCGTATCGTTATACTTGGTATTTTCGCCTCTATACATTGCCGTGAGGCGGCCAAACCTACGCCCTCTCAAGTCTATAAACCTACCCATTTATTTTCACCTCAACCTTTACAAGCACCTCGCAAATTCTCGGCTTGTCCATGTTGGCCTCCTCCTTATGTTTTGCCGTCTCCGGCATATCATCCTCCACCACATAGCCAAGCCAAAGTTCACTGCTCATGGCCTGCCTCCTCAAAATAGATCTTCCCACAATTGTCATACTTCATCTGCTTGTGCTGTACGCCTCTCAAGATGATGTACGCCCGCCTAAGCTGGCCGATGTCGAAGTAGCCGAAATGGCAGTCCTCAACTGGTATCTCCATCTCGTGGGCCAGCCAGCAGTAAAGGTCGTGCCGCTTCTTTCCGGCTTTTGGTTTCCCTTTCCAAAAGCTATCAAAGATAGCATGGCACATCTTTTTCCCTGTCCGCATCGGCTCGTCAGCCAACAGACCCAGGGCTTCCCGTGGGCGGGGCTTATGCGTCCCCACATAGGCCCCACACCGCTCACAGAGGTAGCAGTAGCCGCTCCCGTACTCCCGGCCATAGACACGGGCATTAGAGCCATAAGTGACAGGCCCTCCGCAGATATTACAACGGGTCGGATTGGTGTTTATCATGGCCTGCCTCCTTCCTTTCCCACTCCCTGCACCGCTGATCCGGGTCTGTGAAGTCGGCGCGGTGCGGGGAATCACCATTACAGCACACGCCCTGGAAGTCCTCGTACCATGCGCAGGTGGCGCAACACTTAGTCATGCTCGGCCTTCTTCCGCTGGCCCATAGAACAATAGTCGTTTTCCTGGAACATCTTCCAGTCCATACTCTCAGCCGGAGAACAAGGTTCCCCGTCCGAGGTCTGAAAATATGATAGTTGATCGCACCAGCCTGTATCGGAATGATAATGCTTGCACTCCCGGCATCTGACCACAGGCACCACATCAGGCCCCAGGTCAATGTCAATCGGTCCGTGATTCATGTGCTCGTTGCACCTAGCCATTGCCTGGAAAGCTGGAATATGTATTTTCACTGCTCGTCCTCCTTGTCCATGCGAGCGCCGCACCACGGGCAGAAAGTAGCGCCCTTGTCTCCATCGTCGCTGTACTCTTTGCACTCCGAACAATACGGGATTTT